AAAGATTTTCACGCCATACTCGACCAAAAAAAAGAAGTCGTAAAGATTGGAAGTAAATATGTGATTAGAGATATAGTCAAAAAGAAAAAATAATCATTCTCGTTTCCGTTCCGTAATTGTTGCCAACTCGCAACGTATATGCCTCGTGGATGCGCAGCATACACATAAGAGGCTATGGCTGCGCATCTATTAGGCATATACCTTGTTAGATGAGCGTTTTGTAAGCGTAGACGCAGATAATTAATTAAACAAGCACTGACCTTAGTCGATGCGTAGACATACGTTGCGAGTTAGAGGTCATTGAGCAAAAAAAGAGAAATATTAATAATTTATAAAAAGGGTTTGTTACCAAGTGAGCATCTGTCTCCTGTTTCCTGCAACTTAGTGGCTAGACGGATAATCTATCTTGTCTTATATAAAGCGTGGGGCGTGTTCTGGTCGAATACGTCAACCGATAGACCTAACTCTAGTGTTCAGCTATGCAGCTTACCAAGTATGCGATACCTAGCCGTAGCGACCCTTTTTATAAATTATTACTGTTTCTTTTTGCGGTGCTTGCACAATGACCTCTAACAAAAGATATAAAGCATCGTTTTAATGTGCTTTATATAAAGTTGTAGAACGTTCAAATTTTAACTAAAAACAAACTGTAATTATGGCAAAAGATAAATTTATCGAGAAAATGGAAAAAGAATGTAAAGAGGACAATCACAAGTTTAGCGAGTGGATTCCTTTCGATGATTTGGAAGATACTAGGAATTGTATTTTTTGTTCTGAAACCGAGTATAAATTTTAACTGTAGTTATGAAAAAATCATTTATAAATACAGAAGAAGCTAATCAAATTTCACAAAGCGAAATAATTGCTGGATTAGAGAAACTTCAAGACAAAATAAAAGAACGTAAAATTAGAGATCGTAAGGCTGAACAAAATTTTAATTGGTATTTACAATGTAACTAAAACTGTAGGATTTTAATTATTTATTAAAATAATCCTCAAGAACAGAAGACAACTCTCTCTTATGATCTTTCCTAACAAGATTATCAGAAACCATAAAACGATCATTATTCTTTAGTGAATCAATAAAACAATCCACTATTTCTACACCAAAAGGGGTAAGCATATATTTAAAACTTTCATTTCTACTTTCCACGATTTTAGAAACCATTCCCATATTAAGATAATTCTGAATATTAATTGTAGTATTATGTTTTTTAATTCTATAATTAAAAACTCCTAATTCCTTAAAATACAGCAGGTTCAATATATGTTTGTGATCTAAAGCATACTTCTCACTAACATAATCTAAATGAAAACCAAGGAAATATACTGGCAATATTCCTCTAACAGGTTCTTCAAGTAAGACACTTTTTGTTAAATACGGTTTTTCTTCATTTGTTATTACAACTTCATTTTCAGACTTTAATTCTATTGGTTTATATGATGCCATAACCCAAATATACAATATTTAATTTCTCAAAATATTCCATATTACCTGAAATCGTTATCAAAATTATTTTTATGTATTATACTTGTGGTGTAATTACAAAATATATATTAATATGTCAACAACAGAAGGTAATGGAATTGTTATTGAGGAAGTAGGGAAGCAGAACCCGAACCCTCTTATTGATACTGCGAAAGAAAAAGAATTGGAATCTAAAGAAAACGACCCTAATCCCGATCAGGAATCTGAAAAGGATAAGGAAAATTTAGAAAAATCTAAGGAAAAAGAAAAAAACGCAGAAGAAGAAAACAAAAATAAATCTGCGGAAGAAATTCAGAAAGAAAAAGAAACTGAAAATCAGAGTTCTAAATCAGAAAAGGATAAGGAAGATTCAAGTGAATTTTCAGTTAATTTCAAAAAAGAAGAAGCACCTAAACCTAAAGAGAAAGAAAAAAAGCAGGAATCTGCTTCTATCTCGGAAGAAAAAGTTCTTGAATTCTTAAAAACTAAAAATCCCTCTTTTAAAGATATTGAAAGTTTATCTGATATTTCAACTAAAGTCGAGCTTTCTGAACCTGTACAGAAGTTTCAAGAATACCACAACAAAACAGGTAGAGGTATCGAAGATTTTTACAACCTACATCGTAATTGGAAAGAAGAATCAGAAGATAAAGCTATCGTAGAATTTTTGAAGCTTTCTGAAAAGAATATATCTAATGAAGATATTGAATTACAAATGGACTTATTAAGAGTTCCTACAGAAGAAAACGAAGACGAATTTACTGATAGCGAGATTAAGCAAAGGAAAATTAATTGGAATAAAACCCATAGAGAAGCTATTGCGTTTCTTAATAAAATGCAAAAAGACCTTCAAACTCCGCTTACAAATCAAAATCAGAGCGTTAAACAACGCAAGCTTACGGATGATGAATTTAATAAAATGTATCAGCCGTATTGGGATAAACGCGATAATTCCCTTAATGAATTCAATGAATTCAGTTTCACTACGTCTTTAGGCGATATAAGTGTTAAAATCAACGAAGCCGATAAAAAAGCTATCAAAGAATTAACCCAAACTCCTGAAACTTTCTTCAATTTATGGAAAGATGGAGAAAAAGGAATAAACACTAATCAAACCGTGCAAGATGTAGCTTGGATGATTCCAAGTATTAAACAACGTATGATAACGGAGATTTCCGCTCAAGTAAACACTTTAACACTAGAAAACCTTTCCAAGAAACAACGAAACGTGAAACTTGAAAAAATTAAAGATAAAGCGTCTCCTGAATCGTCAGTAAAAGTTGAGGTCGTAAATGACAGTAATCCTTCTACTTTCGGTGAGCCTTTAATAAAAAAACGAAGTTAAATAAAATATAAAAATATAATAGAATGGCTACATTCCCAGCAAATCCGCATAACAATACATCCCCTGTCCTCTTAGACGACAAGACGTATCGTAATCCAGTAGACCTTTTAGCAGAAATGCAAGCAAAAGAAGGTGTTCCTGATGAAGTATTAGACAGAGTAATCTCCCATTGTGCCGATCTTTGGCAAGACAGTTGGACAGGTTTCTTAGACGAATACCAACACAATATTCCTTTTGAAACTGATTTTGTTCAGTTCGTGGAACATGAAACTCCTGACTATGTAATTGACGACGATGGCGCAGTTGCAAGAACAGGTGAAGACTTTACAATCACTTGGGCTAACGTTGAAGGATGGGTATCAGGTCAAAATGCTTGGTTCTTCCGTATTGACGACGTAATTATGGTTGTTGATAATACTGGTAAAAAAGAAATGGGTGTTATCACTTCAATGGATTCAGGAACAAACACTTTCACAGCTAAATGTCGTGAAGGAGCTTCTTGGACAGTTGCAACCACTAACTTAACTATTGACGTAACAGGGTCAGATTTTGACAGAGCTTCTTGCGGTCCAGAAGGATTACTTGAGTTAAGAAAAACCAAAACCCATATTCTTAAGCTTCAAATCGTTAAAGAAGCAATGGAATGGACAGGTGGTAAAGCATATAAATACGACTTAGAAAAAGAAAGAGTTGCTTGGTATGATGATAATACTTTAGAACTTGATCGTAGATTAAATGATAAAGTCGCTAAAACAATGCTTTTAGAAACTGAATCTATAGATGGTTCAGGCGCTCATACAGCAGGTAAATATGGTACAAAAGGTCTTTTCCAAAAATTAGAGCAAGATGGAGTTCTTCAAAGTGGTTACATTACAACCGAAGCTACTCTTGAATCTATAACTGATTATTATGATGATCTTGGCATTAAAACAAAAGAATTTGTTTTCCACTGTGATACAGCACAATATCGTTATTTAGAAAAAATAGCTTCGGAAATAGCTACTACTCTAAGTATTGATTTAAGTTTAGTTCTTAGTAATAATACTGAAAACAAGATGATGTTTGGTTATTCTGCTTTGAAAAAAGATGGTTATACTTTTTACTTCTCTAAATGGGAACTTAAAAACGGTAATAGTCCTTTAGGTAAAGACAGAATTAAAGACGCTATGCCAAAAGGAATAATTATGCCAAAAGGAACGGTTAAAACTATGATTAACGGAGCAGAAGTTCAAGTTCCTTATATCTTTAAAGCTTACCAAAACATGAAGTTAAAGCCGGGTCTTGTTCGTACTTTCTTTAGTGGTGGTTTTGCAGAAGGAAATGGTTCTGACTGTGAGTATTTAAAAGTTACTAAATCAACAACAGTTGCTATCGGTTGCCCTTGCCCCGAAGCAATAGTATATGTGAAATAAACGATCCATTATTTCTGTTGAAACGGCGCTTTCGGAATTTTTCGGAGCGCCGTTTCTAATTATTAGAATTTATTTTATACCTTTGATAAACTTTTTATACAGAAATAATGAATACCAACGATTATGTTTTCTTCCGCACACTAAAAAAATATAAAATTGTAATATTTGAAAATCCTACTTTATGGATTGATAGATACAAGACAGGAGATAAGAAAGGCAAGGTAAGAGCAAAAGTAAAAATTAGACTAGCTAAAGATGCCGACACTATCGATTATAAAGCACAACAAAAAATTGACCCAAATACTCAAGCTGTATCTTTATGGATTGATATGGGTAAAGGAGTTTTTAAAATCCCGAAAGAAGATATTTATCTTCTTGAATTTCTTGAAAAATGCAAAGAAAACGAAGCTAATGGAGGTAAAATATTTCGTAAAGTAGATGTTTCTAAAGAAAAAGAAATAGAATTAAATGCTTTTGAAGAATATGATAAAGCAACAGCTATTATTATGGACGCAAGCGATAGAGATTTAAGAGCTATTGCTATGTGGTTTATTAATCCTTCTAAAATTAATGACGACCCTCAAGACCTTAAATTAGAGTTACGAAGAAAATGTCAAAGCCCTACTTTTGTAGAGCAATTAAATAAATTCAACTTAGAAAATTCTAATGATGAAAAACTACTAATTTCTATTGCGCTGACGAAAAATATTATTTCGCTTGTTGACGGAAGAAGATTTGTATGGGCTGACGGAGAAGAATCAATTTATCTTTCCGCACAAGCAAAAGATTCCGTTAGAGATTTCAGTCTTTTCTTAAAGAATGATTCCGAAGGACGTGAATTTGCTAAAATAATTGCAGAAAAAATCAAATAGCAAAGATTATGAGTTTATTTAAAAGAATTTTTAACTTAGATAATAAACACCCCACTAATACAATCAATATGAATAAAGCATATTCCACTAAGGAATTAAAAAAGTTGGACAGAAAAGAACTTGATGAAATAGCTAAAAGCTATGGAGTAAATCCTGCTGATTTTAAAAAACAGAAAGATTTAGCTGATATGGTTTATGATAAACAATTACCATTTATGGTTAATAACAATTTCTTATCCTCTTATAAAAGCAATAAAGTTGTTACTGGCGCAAAAATTGAAACTGTTAAAAGAAAGCCAAATGGTTCTGCTGATATTAAATTTATTAATAAAGAATTAGGTGTTCTTAATGTAGATTCTCATTATGTTAGAAAACAAAGCCCTAGAGGTGGCGGTTACTTTATTATTTATGAAGATGGAACTAGATCATACCAATCGGCAGAAATGTTTGAAAGAGGTTACGATTCAGTAGAATAAACAAACATAATTTATATTTAAAAAGCTCCTAATGTTATTAGGAGCTTTTTTTATTACTTATAATAAAAAGGCTTCATTTTTAAATTAACTATATTTGAAATACTTTTAATTAATGCGGTAAAATGATAGATGCAATATACCAAACGGTTCAATCTTTATTAAATAAAGAACAACTAGGATATTTAAAACCACTTCGGTTTAATTTATATGCTAGATTAGCTCAACGAAAAATTTATAATGATTATTTTATTGATTTAAAATCACAAGTAAGAAAACAAAACTGGATGCTTGATGGTAAAAATTTTGCAGATTTACCTAAACACACTAGGCAACTAATAGAGCATTTTTCTGATGAAACAGAAATAGCAGGTGCTTTAATTCCAATGAAGTTTTTACTGCCTGATGAACTTGAGTTTGTGGAGGATATATTCTATAACATAAACAAATCTACAAGCACTAAAACTTCCGAAGAATTAGAAGAAAACAATGTTAGAATAGAAGTAGTTCCTTACAGTGAATTTCTTGATTTACCAAGAAACAGATATGTTCCTCCAACAAACAAAAACCCATACGGTTCAAAAGTTGGTAAATACATTAAAGTTGCTCCTAAAACCATTGAGACAATTAAGATTCATTTTTTAAGAAAACCTCTTGACCCTAAATGGACTTTCAATGATGAATCGGGTGTTGCTTTTTTTGATGGAACAGCAGATGATTATCAAGATTTTGATCTTCCTGAAACATCTTACGACGCTTTAATACACCATATTCATGAAAACGCTTCTACAGAGCTTAAAAACGAATTAGGTGTGCAAGTAGCTAATCAAAATCAATCACAAGATTTTCAAGAAAATAACAGACAATAATTATGACTTCATTCGCAACTACAGATAAAGAATATTATGAAGACCCTGAACATTGGGGAGAAGAAAGGTATATGACTCTTGAGAATATTATTGATAATATTATTCTTACAGCCGATGATGATTCATTCTTTAAAAAAGCAAGCAGAAAAAGCGCTTCAATTTTTGGAAAACAATGCCTAAAGAGATTAAAAATTCACGTTATTCCTGAATACAAAGCTATTGAAGTTCAATTAGCGCCAAGCAGAACTTTTCCATACCCTAGATACATGATGAATTGGGCTAGAGTATCTGTAGTTAATTCTTGTAAAAAACTAACCACTTTAAACGTTAATAATAGCCCTTCAATCCATAGTTATCTTCAAGATGAAACCTATGAACTTTTATATGATGAAACAGGAACAATATTAAGAGCAGAAGACGCTAATTACTCAACAGGAGACTGTACTAAAATTTCTTTTTCTTGTGATTGCAAAGATAGTATCATATCTCCTTGCAATCAATGTGGAGATTGTCAAGATGATAGTTTTAAAGACAGTTGGGTTAAAGATAATAAAGAAGGTAGTTATTTTGAATTTAGCGAAGATTTAGTTGATGAAATCATTGTTATTGAATTTCTTTCAACAGGATTAGAAAAATTAAGTGATGCTGACGTAAGAATTCCTGATGTACTTGAACTTGCTGTTGAAAATTGGATCAGATGTTTTTTACTTAAAGGAAAAAGAAATGTTACAAGAGCAGATTGGGGAGATTATTGGGATATGTATAAATTAGAAAGAAAAAGATGTAAGCCTTTACTTAGTAAAAAAATATCTGTAGAACAAATATTAAAATCATTATCATTAAGATATAAATAATGGCTAGTATAAAAAGCATATTTGTAGCAGGAATTACAGATAAAGAAAGTGATCCTGCTTTAATTGAACAAGGCTTCAATAGAGGTACTGAATGTATGCGTTTTCATTCAAATGGAGGAAATGATGGTATTGGTGTAAATATAAAAGGAACACTTGAAGTAGCAGATGAAACCGCTATCTATGAAGGTGATGATGAAGACACTGCTTTTAAATGTGTTGGAGGTGTCTTTAACGAGGATAACAGCACTATTTATTATCTTTTAGCTTCTTCTAGCGGGATTATCAGTAAGATTTGTTCTTATAATATTCTAACAAAAGAGTCTTCTATTATATCTCACGACAATCAAAGTAAATATAATTTTTCTATTGATAAATATATTACAGGAATTAATGAAATTGACGGCTTGTTATTTATATCTGAATGGGAAAAAAACCCAAGAAGAATAAATATTGAAAGAGCAAAAACATACGGCTTAAATGGATTTACAGAAGAAGATATTCAAGTAGTTTTAATTCCTCCCCACCAAAAGCCAAAAATTACACTACAAAGCACTGGTTCTGAAAAAGAAAATAATATCGAAGAAAAGCTTTTATATTTTGCTTATCAATGGAGGTATTTAGATGGAGATTATTCTATAGTGTCTCCTTTTTCAGAAGCAGGATTCTTTCCTAGTAATTTTGATTATGATTATGCGACTCAATCAAATAGAGCTATGGTTAATAATTTTAATCAAATTAAGATTGAGTTTGACACTGGAAACGAAAGAGTAGCAGAAATTAGATTAATTTTTAAAGAAAGTCAAAGTAATACAGAATGGATTATTGATGATTTCAACAAAGAAAAGCTTGGTTACGGACATAATGAAACAAGAGAATTTCTTTTTGACAACAATAAAGCGCACAGAGTATTAAGTGATGATGTGATTAGAAATTTCGGAAATACCGTACCTCTTTCAGTTAAAACACAAACCATTATAGACGGAAGACTTTTATATGCAAATTATAAAGAATTCTATGACTTACTAGATAGTGATGAAGAAAAAATAAACATTGACTACAATCTTGAATTAGAATCTATAAAGAATCAAATTATAGGAGAACCATCAGGTATAAGCTCACACATTCTTTTAAACGCAATTCATTCAACTGCTCCTGATTCTTTAACACTAATTATTACAACATCTGGATTGTCAGATGTTGATTTATTAGTTAACGATCCTTTAACTATAGGTAATGGAGAAAATGCAGGAGCTTATACTATAATCTCTAAAACTAATAACTCTCTTGTTTTAGAAAAAAATAACGAACCGTTTCCTGTTTTTAATGGGGAAGAAGATAATATTATTTTATTTTTAATTTACGAGAATCTTGAAGCTACTTTAATACCCAAAAAAACAGTAAAGAGTTATAGAGATTATGAAGTAGGTATTGTCTATTTAGATTCTCCTTGCAGAACTACCCCTGTATTAGTTAGTAAAACGAACACTTTATTTATTCCTAATATAAATTGTGTTTCCGAAAACTCTATTCATGTCATATTAAAAAACAAACCTCCTGCATGGGCTAAATACTATAGATTTTTCATCAAACAATCTAAAAAGAATTACGATACAATACTTCCTTTAATTTATTATACAGACGGTGTTTATAGATGGGTGAAATTAGAAGGAGCAGATAAAGATAAAGTAAAAGAAGGAGATTATTTAATTGTCAAAGCTGATTCTAATGGTATTTTAGAAACTCCCGCAAAGATTAAAGTTTTAGAAATAAAAGAACAAGAAGCTAATTTCATTAGCACTGATAATGAAGGAGAAATTGGAGAAAAAGCAGGTCTTTATTTCAAAATAATATCAGAAGGATTTAGAATAGAAGAAACAGACTTAATTAGATATAGCCTTAGATGTTCAGATGCTTTATATTTAAACTCTATATTTGATAGCGCTCCATATATTAGTGATCCTCATTTTTACGGTACAGGAGTTAACGATATGTCTTCAAGCGGTACATATTCAGGAGCAAACGAAGAAAGGCACAGATTTATTGTTGAAATTGACAGCGAACTTGGAGGTTCAGGAGGTGTTGACACCTTTAGATGGAGTAATGATAATGGAGGAACATGGACAAATGATGTTGATATTACAGGAGGAAGTATATCTTTATCTAATGGTGTTCAGATAAGCTTTTCATCTACTACTGGACATTCTTTAAACGACCAATGGGCTGTTAATGCAAGAGCTATTTGGAGTATTAATTTCATCGATAGACGACCTTATGGATATTTTAGAACCGTAAATGAACATGATGATTTACTTGAGAATATTGAAGACGAAATTATTTATGCAGGAGCTAGAATTAAATTAACTTACAATGAATCAGGAGGGGCAGGGGAATCTTTTGAAATAGATGAAATATCTACCGCTCAATATGACAACATACAAGAATGGTTTTATAAAGAAAATATTATTTCTTTAATTATTTCTCAATCAGACTTAGAGTTAGAAAACATTAGATTTATGAGAGGTGTTTTAATAGAGAGAGAATCCGAAGGGAATCGAACTGTTATACAACAAAACGACACAGAAGGAACTATGACTATGTGTGTTAAATCAAAAAATCATGAATTTGCTCCACTTGTAGAATCTTATTCAGAGATAATTCAAAACGATAATCAAGAAAATTTATTAATTCTTGAAACAGAGCCAGTAGAGCAACCTGTAGGTATTTACCATGAAATAGGGAAAACATACGATATAGTTGATAATTATCATATTTCTGATAGTGATGTCGATGGTGATGTGGATCAATCTTTAGGCGTAGACTTAAGGGTAAAATTAGATTTTTTCAATGCTTTTTGTTTTGGAAATGCAATAGAAAGCTATAAAATAAAAGATGAATTTAATAGAAAAGGCACTGATGTAGGAATTAGAACCTCAACTGTAATAAAAGACGAATACAAACAAATTCATAGAAAATCTGATATTACGTGGAGTGATGTTTATGAAAAAGAATTAAGCTTTAATGGCTTAAGTTCTTTTAATTTTGGACTTTCTAATTTTGTTAAAATGGATCAAGAAGAAGGAGCAATTAGTAGAATACATAATGCTAATGGCAATCTTCTTGTGTTTCAAGAAAACGATATAGGTATTCTTCCTTATAATAAAAGTGTTATTTATGATGTAGAAGGAGATAAAAGAGTAGGAATCTCCACTAATATTTTAGATAAAAAAAGTTTCCGTTCGTATGCTAATGGAAAATTTGGAACAAAACACCCTGAAAGCTTCGTTTCTTGGGGGAATAGAAAATATATTGTAGACCAAGCAAGAGGTGTTTTATTAAGAATATCTAATGACGGAGTAACCCCATTAAGCGATTACTTAGGTAGTAATTGGTTTTCTAAAGTGATGGATAAAAACCAAGGGAAACATATCATAGGTGGTTATGAGCCAACCACAGAAGAATATTTATTAAACTTAATCATTCCGAGTGATTCATCAATACTAAAAACAACTAAAGAAAGCTCTAAAACACTAGCTTTTAAAGATAAAAATAATGGTAAAGGATTTTCTACTGTATATCCATATACCCCCGACTTTATTATTCATGCTGACAACAAAATGTTTTCTTGGCACAAAGGAGTGATGTATCAGCACAATGTAAGCTTAACTCGTAACAATTTTTACGGCAAACAATATTTAACTAAAATTAAATTCTATGCCAACAAAGAAGCTAGTATTGTTAAAATTTGGCAAGCAATGAGTATTGAAAGCAATGAGCCATGGGATGTTTCTATAAAAACAAAACTAACTTCAAGAAAAATAGATAAACTAAGTTTTGAAAAAATTGAAGATTATTGGTACTCTATTATTAAAGGAAATACTAATGGTAATTTAAAAGCAGAAAGTACTTTTGGGCTTGGCACTCTTGCTATTGTTAATGGATTAATAACAGTAGACACGAAGCTTTTTGCTTCATTATCGGTTGGAGATCACGTTACAACCCCACCCGCATCAAATATTAATGTTCCTTTAACTAAGGTTATAGAAATAACTCCAACAACAATTAAATTAGAGACTGCATTAAACACTAATGCTACTTTCTTATTATATAAGAAAAATCAAGATATTGATGGGGCTAGTATTAGAGGGGATGTTCTTGAAGTTGAAATGACTAATAGAAGTACTAAAAAAGTTGAACTTAGAGCAGTTAATTTTGAGGTATTAAAGTCCGAAACTTCTTAATTAATGTTCAATAACTCTAACCATTTCTATTGCATTTGTACTTCCTTTTTTAAAGCCACAATCCTCATATCTTTTCAAGAGAGATTCATTTTTTAATGAAGTATAAACAACAGTTCCACCTAAAGATTTTATATTTTCTAATAAAGAATTTATTAAAGCATTAAGAGCTTCTTTTCTTAATAATCTATCTTTAACATTAGGGTTACTAACAATCCACTCTATATGAAATAATATAGGAGATGATGTAGCGTACATAAAACCACAACAGATAGGAATATTATTTTGCATAATCATAATTCCATTTTTTCCTTGATTAGGAAGTAAGTTTTGGGATGGACTCGTAAAACGAAACCACTTCCACCAATCAAGAAGCATTTCATAATCTTGTAATGTTGTTTGTCGTAGTTGAAGTTCACTCATACAACAAAGATAATATATTACCTATGAATAAATTAGTTTTTATTTTAATATACTATATTTGTATTTATACAATGAATATTGGAATTTACAAAATAACATCGCCTAAAGGAAGAATATATATAGGTTCTTCTAAAAACATAACAAAAAGGTTTAAGGATTATCAATACCTAAATTGTAAATCACAAACTAGACTTTACAATTCCTTCATTAAATATGGTGTAGATAACCATATATTTGAAATTATAACAGAATGTGATATTCAAGAAATGTTATCTATGGAACTTCATTGGGGATTATTTTATAATGTTTTAGATAGAAAAGCAGGGCTTAACTCAAAACTACCTAAAAATAATGAAAATTATAATGTAGTATCAAATGAAACAAAAGATAAAATAAGCAAGTCATTAACAGGTAGAGTCTCCCCAATGAAAGGAAAAAAAACTGGGAAACCTGCATGGAATAAAGGATTAAAGTTAAATGGTGTTTCTCATAGAAAAGGAAAAAAACTTTCAAAAGAATCCAAAAAGAAAATGAGTCTGTCTAGTATAGGTCAAGTTCCATGGAATAAAGGAATATCTCCTTCAAATAAAACAAGAGAAAAACTTTCAAAAGCTTTAAAAGGGAGAGAAGTTTGGAATAAAGGTATTAAATGGAGTGAAGAATCTAAAAAGAAAATGTCTATAAGCTCTAAAGGAAGTATTCCTGCAAACAGAAAAATTATTTTAGACGAATTAACTGGTGTTTTTTATTTAAGTATTACAGAAGCTAGTCAAATATTAAATATGAAAAGAAGGACACTACAAGCAATGCTCACTAATCAAAACCCAAATAAAACAAGTTTAATTTACGCTTAAATAAATATATATATGTTTGATTTACAAAGATACGAATTAAGACAAGCTGGAATCACATCAAGTGTTATTGCTTTGGGAGTAGCAGGGAGTCAAATAATTGGCGCAAATAAAGCTAAAAGAGAAGCTAAAGGTGATATTGAAAATTTTGACCCACAGGAATTAAAAAATCCTTACGAAAATATTACTATAGACACATTAGCTTCTGAACAACAAACTCAAGCTAACCTGTCTAATTCAGCAACAGCTATTGACGCGCTTCAAAGGGGTGGCGTTAGAGCTATCAGCGCAGGTGTTCCACAAGTTACCGAATCAAATATTCTTCTTCAAAATATTATATCCGAAGATTTAGCAAGACAAGCTAAAGAAAGAAGTATTTTAATTGCAAAAGGCGATGAAAATAATCAAAGAATTATAGAAGATCGAGAAAATTTAGCCCTTCAAGGTTTAGGACAACAATATCAAGTAGCAAGACAAGATGAAGCGTCAGGCGCAACAAATTTAGTGTCAGGATTACTTGCTTTTGATAGCGCTATAAGATCAGATAATGGAGGTAAATCAGGTTTTGGAACAGAAAATACATCCGCAGGAACAAATACAGGAACGACTACAGAAACATCGGTAAGTAATGTTGGGTTCGGTCAAAAACACAGCAACATTATTCCAACAAATCCTTTAGGTATATTTAATGAAAAACCTGCATTTGAAGTAAAAAGAACTCCTACAGTAATAGAAGATGATAACTTATTTGATTCTATTTTTGGTAGAGATACAAACACAAGACCCTCATTCTTTTAAATTATGCAAAATACTAATTCAGGAGCGTTTGTTAAACTACAGCCTATTGTAAATAATAATATAGGAGCTATTATTGAGGAACATAATCGATGGTGGACAAGATTTAATGCGGATCAGGCAGATAAAGAAAATGCTAAAAAAGCAAACTTAGCTAAGTTTAAAGCTAGTCAAAATAAATTAGCTATTGATGCTTATGAAGGATTACGCCCCGAAGAAAACGCAGGGTTTTTAAACGCACAAATCATTGAAAATTTTGAAAAGAAAAAACCTTATTATAGAGAACTTGCGAATAAATATGCAAATGGTGATTTTCAAGCAGGATTAGCGCTTACAGAAGAAAAAGAAAAAATCGCAGGGATTGTAAATCTTAATAAAACTTACGGAGAAAAAGCACAAGAACTTGATCTTCAAGAATCACAAGGATTATATAATGAATTTTTAGACAGTCCATATAAAGGATTAAAAGATTCTCTTAGCAAAGGAATGTATAAATTGAATGATGATTGGGGAATGGATATGTATATTCCTGATAAAGACGAGGTTGTTACCATGTCTCCTAGTCAATTATTTAATAATGATTATCTTAATTCAACATATCATAAAAAAGCGAATTTTACTGGAAATGGTGTTACTATAGCTAAAACCCTTCTTGATAATGAAGATGGTAATCAAGTTATAACTAAAGGAACAAAAACAAGAGCAGTACGCGTTATTAAAAGCCTTCTTGCTCAAGATGATGTTGAAGCTAGAAGTTGGTACGGTAATGCTGTTAAAAATAATTTAGTTTCTTTTGATAAACCATTCAATGAACTATCTGATATTGAGGAAACTATATTAGCAGAGAGCTATTATAATGAAAATGTTCTCCCTAATATTCAACAGAAAACAGTTGATAAGAGTCTTGATAAAGCTATAAAAAATGCAAGACTTAAAAAATTAAATCGTGAAGAAAAAGAAGATACAGAAGATTTTACAACAATAACGCCTTCAACAGATGAAGAAGGTAATTTTGTTAATAATCTTGATGCAGAAGTTCCTTATGTAATGAATGAAGGTGATCGAGTTTTTAATTTAAAAGGTGAGCCTATTTCTTTTGGTGTAAAAGGAAACTCAAACACAAACATAACTTACACCGATCTTGTTAAACAGAAAGATGGTAAAATTATTGCTATTGGGAAACAGGTTGAAAAAGTAGAAGAAACTCTTAGAGGTGAAGATGGGAAAACATTATTTTTACAAGATGGCGTTACCCCAAAAACCAAAACTAGAGAGAAAGCTATTGATATTATAGAATATAGCCCTAGAGTTATAAATAATATTGTTAGACAACTTGAAGATGGAGAAGGAAATACTTTTAATGACTTACAAGGAGCTTCTATATTTATGGAAGGACTATTAGAGAAAAATACTAGCAACACAAGCAAGAAAGGTAGATTTGATTAATCATGGACGAATTAGAAAAATTATATAACGGACTTATAGAATCAGGTGATTACACAAAATCATTTGAGGATTTTAAATCAAAATATAGCACTGATGAAAACATAACATCGTTGTATAATGGTTTAAATAGTACAGGTGATTACACAAAATCTAAAGATGAATTTGTGAATAAATATTTTTCTACGCCAGTAAAAAAAAAAGGAGATACTATCGAGACTTCGGGTGTGTCAGAATCGGTTGGTTCACTACCTCAAACAAAGTCAGCTTCTTCGGAATTGCCTTCAAATCAAGGAGCAAGCATTAATTCATCAACCGCACCTACGGTAGCTAATCTTAATAACGGAAAAACAAATAGTGATATTCCATTTTTTCAACCTATTCCAAAAGAACTACAAGGGGATAACAAGGAAAATATAGACCTGCTTAATGAGTTAGAAAACATAACTCTATCAGAAGATGAATTAGCAGGTATTGAAGAAGAATATAATAAACAAAAAGGTGGGGATTTTGGTTTTTTAGGAAATATTAAAAAAGCGATCACCTCAACACCTGCTTTTGGCATAAAGAAAAATCCTTTTTTTAACCCTAATTCTGTTACACCTAAAAGCAAAGAAGAATTAACTGAAAAACTTCTTAATGAAAAAAGAACAGAATTTATATCAAATTTAGATAAAGGTAAAAAGGAAAAGCTAACAGACCTAGTAAAGGTTAAAAATTTCCGTGCTGATTTAAAAAGAGAAAATTTAGAAGTTGAATTAGATAATATTGATGAAAATCTTTTTAAGATAAAAGAGAATGTTGAAGCTATTGATGCTGAAATATTAAGTATTGAAAATCAAAAAACAGCTTTAAAAACAAAAGTTAAAAACGAAGGTCTTACCCCTCAAGATGAAAATTCTTATAATAGTTTAATTGATGCTCAACAAAAGTTTTTAAAAGAGAGAAACAACGCAGTTGAAGGTTCTGAATCTATTTTTACAAACAGGATAGAAAAAATCAATCAGCTTGAAGATAATATTGAGAACTTAGGCTCAATGGAGCAAGAACTTGATTTATTAAAAAGAAATTACGGTTTTTTTGATAATGTAAAAGGGAGAGCAGGAATTGGTTTTGCAGATATGTTTGCTAATGTAAAATATCAATATGACCGTCAAATTTTACGATCCAAAAGAAAAAATATTAAAAATCTTTTAGAAGCAAGAGAAAATTTATTTACTAAAGGATTAAATACATCTGCCATTGATAAGGAATTACCCGCAGAATATAGAGTTAGGACATTTCAATATGATTCGGAAGAATTTGATATTGAAACTGAAAATGAGTTTAATAAATTACTTTCTTCTAATTTCACAAACAAAAGAATTGTTGACGAACAAAGAGATAAATTACGCTCAAACATTTCTGTAGATGATATTAATAGTTTCGGTGATGTAATTAACTTTACTGTAGACGGATTATCTGATAATACAGCGACTATAGCTCAACTTGCCATTCCTTATTTCGGACAATCACTTTTTTTAATTAACCAACAGGCAGGAAGTGAATTAGATTTAAAGGGTGAGAATAAAGATAAAAAAGAACGCTTGAATGAAATCGAAAAAATTTTTGATAATGATTCAGGTAGTATTGTTAATTTTTCTGATTTAGGTGAAGAAGAACGAAATTTACTTTTAAGTGAACAAGATCGTATTTCTAAATCTTTAGATAACTTAAATGATACTCAAATATTTTTTGCTTCAAGTTCCATGGCGATTTCTGAATTAGCTTTTAGTAGACTATTTGGTGAAGCAAAAAGAATTAAAATTGGTAAACGTATATTACAAAACGCAGGGAAAGAAGAATTAAAAAGAGAAGTAAATAGAGCTACCGTAAATATGTTTAAAGATAGGTTGTCTTCTTTAAAAAAAGGAGGGATTGCCGTACTAAAAGATGGAGCAGAAGAAGGGTTTTTAGATGAATTCCTTACTAATTTCACTCACAATGGAATTAGAAAGTTTTATTTAGAAGATGAATCTGTGGGGCTATTTGATAACTCTATCGATGCTATAGCAGGTGGATTATCTGTGGGTACTGTTATGTCTGCTTCCCCTAGAATTGGAGGTAGTTTTATAAGTCATTTTTCAGACAGAAAAAAAAGAAACGCTGTTTATAGTAATGTTAAGGAAATCACAGAGCTTCAAAATCAATTATCTACAAATATTGATATTGACGCAGATTTAGCAGGTTTAATGCAAAATAAAATTAATAACCTTATTTCTAAAAATAAAGAAATTATAGGAAGAACTATAGAAAGCTTTGATAATCTTGATCCAATCGATAAAGAGAGAATACTTACTATTTCTAATGAAATGGCAGGACTTGAAATTTCTTTTGATAAACTAACAAATAAAAAAAATAAAACTTCTTCTGAAAAAACCCTACTTAGTGAGATCGGCGACAGAATGAATATTCTTAATGAAGAAAAAGGACAAATATTAGATCAACCTGTTTTTGAGTCCACTGTTTCAGAACAAACTAAGGAGTTTGCGGATGCTATTGGGGAACAAGAAGATATATCTCAATTTGTTACAGGAGCAACTAAAGTTAAGATAGGTAATACTGATGTTATATTAGGCGAAAAAGAAGGCGTTATTAATATAGAAAGTATAAGCACGCCAAAAAACCAAAGAGGTCAAGGGAGCGCTCGTAAAGCTATCCAAGAGATTACTGAATTAGCAGACGAGAAAGGTAAAGATTTGCGCTTAAATGTAGTTCCACTTGATAATACAACAACAGAGAAAGGTCTTATTAAGTTGTATGAAGAAGTAGGATTTGTTAAAGATAAAGATTTTGATAAAGATGATGGAGGGATTATGATGCGTAAGCCTGAAACTACTGATACCGACACTAAAAAAGGTCTTGATAATATAGATACTGTTATAGATGAAGCGGAAACCTCAATAGAAAATGAAGCGATTCCTAAATTAAAAGAATCTGCTGAAAACTTATCGTTTGATGAATGGAAAAATGAATCTAAAAAATGGGATGATTATACAGATAAATTAAGTGATAAGGTGCAATCCTTTGAAAAAGGAGAATTAGGATTATCAAAAAGAACCCCTGAATTTTTAGAAGCGAAAAAAGAATTTGACAATGCTTTTCGCCAACAGCAAAAATTTAATAAATCAACTCCTAAAGGATTCGGAAGAAGAAAATTTCAAGAAAAAATAGATAAAGCAAATCAAAAAAAGAAAGAACAAAAATCAACTACTGAATTTGAAACTAATCTTAACACATATTCCGTTGAAGTTGTTAATGGAGAATTACAAATAAAATCTAAATTAGGTGATGTAAAACCTAGTGTTTCTGAAATCAAAAAAATAACTGAAAAGTATGTTTCCGAAACTAATTTTGATAAAGGAAAAAGAGCTGATTTTTCTAAAAAAGAAAATTTATCTCCTGAACAAATATCGCAAGTTGTAGTTGAGGAAAGTCAAAATCCTCAAGAAGTAGCACAACAAATAATTTCAGTACAGGATTCAAATCAAGATTCGGAAAAAACCTTAGAAGTATCTAAACAAGGTGCTATTTCTCAAGCACTTAATGGAGTGCAAATAAATAAAGAGAGCTTCTCTAAAGTTGACGACGCAAACAATATTTCAAGCGTAAATCCTCATTACTTTAGTCCTTTACATAAAACATTAAAAGGAAAAGCAGGAAATATTGATGCTATTAGAGAATCAGCACAAGAACTTACGGGAGAAGATATTTCACTTGAAGACATTACTAACTTCATCAAAGAATTTAATAACCCAAAAGATTTTTCACAATCAGAAACATCAAACACTTCTGACCTTGAAGATAAATTTAAAGATTTAACTGGATTAAAACCAACACCTAAAAACATTGAAAAAGTCGCAGGTAAGAAAACCGAATCAAAACAAAAAACAGAAGGAGAAGAAGATTCAGAAATTCCTTTCCAAACAGAAAGTACACAAACAAGATTAGCAGGTTCAGAACTTATAAGCCTTATTGATAGATTAAAAAAGACAGGGTTAGCAAATGATGTTAAGGTTCTTAGTAACAATCAAATAATCACTCTTTTAAATAAAATAGGTGTTGAGAATACGCAACAACAAAACATTAATGGATTTGTACACGATGGAATAGTTTATCTTAATAGAAGTAAAGTTAAAAAAGACACTCCTATTCATGAATTTGGACACTTATGGAATTCTTTCGCAAAAGAAAATCATAAAGATGTTTTCAATAAAGGGATTGAGATTATAAAAGATACGGAATACCATGAAGCTGTTAAAAATAATCCTGCATACAAAAACCTCAATGAAGAAGCACAGCTTGAGGAAGCATTAGCTCAAGCTATTGGAGAAAAAGGAGTTAAAATATTAAATGAATCTAAAAAAACAAAATTCGCTTCTTGGTTCAAAGCATTATTTACAAAAATCGCAAAAGGATTAGGAATCAGAAGCTTTAATGCTAATCAATTAGCGAACCTTACTCTTGATAAATACACAAATTTAGTGAGTGGAGAAATTTTAAGTGGAAAACAAATTACCAATAAAAATAAAAAAACTGAAAAATCACGACAAGATACTTCTGATATAACAAGTATTGAGGTTGTTATGGCAGAAGCTATTGCTTCACAGAACGCATCAAAAATATTACGCCAACAAATAAATAATAAAAAAGCTATTGACAAAGCAGTTAAAGACGCTTTAGTAAAATTTATTAGAGATCAAATCAAAAGCAAAAGATTTAATGCTTTAAAAAAAGGCGAGTTTTCTAAGATACTTACTGCTGTAAAAACTACTAAAACAAAAAATGATTTATTAAAACAACTTAAGAAAGTTGATGATCTTTTAGATCGACTAGATAGTGAAATAATTAATGATAATATTAATAATATCCTTGACAGAAAATTAACTAAAATCGAAAGTGGTCGCCAAAAAGCTAATCTTCTTACAGAGGAAGAATCTATTATTCTTAAAACGGTTAAATCTAATATTAAAGGTCTTCAATCCACTAAAAAACCTACTCAAAAAAAATATAATGCTATAACAGAAAAATTAGCAAAACTGTTTGATAATAGAGACGAAATACAATTAAAAACCGAGCCTAGTCGTGAAGATGTATTAAATGAAGAAGCTATTAATATCTCCATAGATGTTTTAATGGGATATAGAAGCGCTTTAAATTCTGACACAAAAAAGTTTTTACTAAGTAGTCTTGAACAAATTGAATCTATTTATAACCAAGGAAGAAGCCAATTAATTTCAGCAAAAGAAGCAAAAGCAAACGAATACAAAGATTATAGAGACGAATTAGTAGAAGACACTAATCCTGATGAATTAGTTCAGAAAAAAAGAAAAGAACAAGTTGATAGTAATCGTGAAGGTGTTAAAGCTGATTTCGCTAGACTTTATTTTAATATTACCAAAAGAAAATTAATTGGTAGTATGGACAGGCTAGCTACTGTATTATCAAGAAAAGGAGCGGGCAATCGTAATGATAGTGCGTGGGTTCAATTTACTAATTTACTAAAAAGAGCAGAAACTCTTAAAGAAAGAAGAATAGGAAGCTTATCTAAATCTATTACTAATATTCAAAAACGTTTTTTTGGAAGTAGATATAAAGCAGATAAAATGCTTAATACAAGAGAAAAACTTGATATTATTTTACCTGACCCTACACTTGAGGAAGGTCAAGAGCCTTTAACAACACAAACCGATTTCACTTACGATGAAATGCTTTCTGTTTGGTTAAATGCTAAAAATGAAGATAATCTTTCAGGTCTTGAAGCAAATGGATTTACAGAAGACGTTATTAAAAAAATAGACGATATTCTTCCTGAATCAGTTAAAGAGTATGGTAAATGGCAAGTTGAAGAATTTTATGAAGACTCATGGGAAGATGAAAATGAAGTTTACAAACGTATGAATTTCCACACTTTACCAAAAAGTGAGAATTATGCAGGGAAATTATATAGAGGTAATGTTGATTTAGATATAGACACCGAAGCCCTTAATAAAGGTAAAGGTACTCTAAGAACAACAGCTCATGGTAGTCAAAAAATCAGAACTAAGAACTCAAAGCCTATTATGGCAGTTCCTACCACTTTTTTAATGAAAAAGCATATTACCGACACTTCTCATTATGTTGCATTTGGTGAAATACACCAAACAATGACTAAGTTAATAGCTGATAAAAAATTAACTGATGCTATTGATGTTACTAATCCTCTTACAGGTGATCTAGCTGTTAAGTTTCTTAAATTTTATAAAGAAAGTATCTTAGAAAAAGGACTTCATAGAGGTTATCCTATAGTTAATTCGATTGCTAAGAATATAAATAAAGCTACTCTTGCATTAAAAACAAAAATTGGTATTACCCAAACTATATCTATTTTAAATGCTTCTGTTGATATGCCAAGTGGGTTAAGCCCTAATAAGTTTTTAGGATATTATGCTGACTTCCCTAAACTTATAGAATCTTATAAATACGTCGTTAATAATTCTGAATACATTAAAAGAAGATATGGGAAAGAAGGATTCGACCAAGCTATAACAGGTCTTTCAACACTTATTGAAACTCCTATGTTTAGTACTGGAAATAATACTGTTGACGCTAGAAGAAAGCAAATAGCTAGATTTTACAAAGAAGCACTTGATAATGCTATGATTAATGTACGTTTTGGTGATAAAGTTGGTGTAATGGGCGCATTACCAGTTTATAATGCGTACTACGATAGATACAAAAAAAGATATTCCGAAGAAGTTGCTAGAGAAAAAGCAATGAAACAATTTGAAGACGCTGTAGATAGATCACAACAAACTATATCTACTTTCGGGAAAAGTGAACTTCAAAATGACCCTATAGGAAGGTATTTTGCCATGTTTGCAACCGCGCCTATTCAAAATCAGCAAAACGCGATGTACCACTTCAATGAAATGCGTAGAGGTATTAAGGGTAAGGGTATGAAAGGAACTTATTTGAAAAATGCTTATGGTTTTTTAAACTACCAATTTGCACAACCTATGCTGTACACATATATTGCTAATATGATGGCAGGTAGCATATTTAAAGCACTTGGAGCAGGAGAAGAAGAACCTGATGATACTGATAAATCTATGTTGAGTGCATTTATTTTAGGTAACACAACAGCTATTCCTTTTATTGGTGGAGCTATGCAAGGAACGGTTGAGAAGTTTATTCTTGGAATGGATAAATCATACGGCGAAATAGTTTCCAGTGCTTTATTAAGTAATTCTTCTGAATTTATGAAGAAATTTTACGAGATTGCAGATGCAAAGTCTAAAAAAGAAGAAGTTGCTAAAACCGAAGAAATGATTCAAGAGGTTAGTAGACTTTTAATTGGGTTTCCTACCATCGTTTCAGAAGCTATTTTTGATTGGGATGATATTTACTGGAATGATGATGTAGATAATTGGGTGAAATTCTATAAAGCACTAGGATATAGTGATTATACTATTGTTAAATCTCGAAGACAAAGAAAAACGAGAGTGCAAAGTGATAAATTGAAAGAAGCTGAAAAAAGAGAATGGGAAAATTCTATAATTCGATGGGAAAAACAGAATAAACAGAAAAAAACAGAGCCACTTTTTAAGTTGCTCCCTGAACAGAAAAAACGGAAATAATGATTGATTTTGACTACAAGCAGAGATTGGAAGACCATATTTCTGCATTAATAAGTGCGTATGATAAACAAATACTTCTCCTAAATAGAGATTTAGCTAAAAAAGAAGTTAAAGACAATGAACCTGACAAAGAAGAACTTAAAATTACGGATGCTCAAGTAAAAAGTTTTTCAGAAGGAATTGCTAAGTCAGCAGAAACAGCTAATACTTTACTAAGAGACATTAAATCTAAAATTCAAGAGCTTGACGAACTAGAGAAAAAAGAAGATGAAAAATCTTCTGATAAAGTTAAAAAACCTCAACAAAAAGAAGATGAAACTTCTAATAATCCTATGAACGATAACGTATCATAATGGAAAGAGACACTAGCTATAGAGGAAGAATTGGAGAAAAGGTAAAAATAGAATCTATTATACCTAAATCTACTTACGATAAAAAGAATAAAGAACATTCTTGGGAATATCGAGAATATCCTGAATTCAATGATAATTTCGTTTGTATATCTCAAGACGGAACTCTTGGGGATATTTGGAAAGTAGGAGATTATTTAATTGGCTTACCTAATCACTCACTACAAGGTTTACGAATAAAACAAAGTGGAACTGAAATCACAAAAAATTATTTTGATAAAAAAATAGTAAATAAAGATGTTGAACCTAATGAAGCAAAATGGGTAAGAAAACCACCTCCTATAGAATTCAAAAGACTTTGGAATTGGTATAAACGCGAAATGAAGCGTAATAAAAGTGGAGTTGGTAGAACTAAAGTTAAAAAAGATTTTCTTACTAAAAGACAAGAACTTTATAATGAGTTTAACGAATTTATTCGTGATGAATATTTTAAACGAAAATTTGGAATGTTCATTAAAATCGATAACGAAACCCATTATATCACAGGAGCTAATTGGATGTTTCTGCAACATTATTACTTAACAGAATCAAATATATTTCCTTTATTTCGTGTTACAGCTATGGAAACATGGTGGCACTGGGAAGCGTGTAAGGCTGATACCCGTGTATGGGGTGAAATTAGAGGTAAAGCACGTAGAACAAGTTGGTCTGTTGAATCAGCAAGTTTAGCACTTGACGAACTTACAATCACTAAATATGCAGAGATTCCTATTGTTTCTGAAAGAAAAGACCTTGCTAAAAAATTATTTACTGGTAAAATAGTAAATTCCTTTAATTACTATCCTTTATATTTTAAACCTGTTATTGATCTTCCGAATGAAGAAGTGAAAAGTAGTTTGCAAATTACTTTTGAGACAGATGATATGGAAATATCCACTATCGATTATTACCCTACAAAGACAACTGCATACGATAGTTTGAAGGTAAAATATTTCTCGATAAATGATGAAATAGGAAAATGGGAAGATGCAAGTCTTACTGATTTCATCACTAGGCACATGAGGTGTCATACAGAAGGAGGTGCTACTGGAAGATTTGGAAGTACGGCAGGAGAATACAAAAAAGGTGGAGGAAAAGAATTTAAAGATGAATTTGAAAAAGCTGATATAACACAAAGAAATAAGCTTGGAAGAACTCAAAACGGTCTAGCTTCTTTATTTATAGATGTTTGCTATACAATGACCCAACCTATAAGTTATTTTGATGAATGGGGTTATTCTATTGTCTATGACCCTAAAGAGCCTATTAAAAATGAAATAGGTAAAATAGTTGAACATGGGGCTATAACAGATTGGCAAATTACTTTTGATACATATAAAAAATTAGACGACAAAAAAAGTTTAAATGCTTTTCTTCGAGATATGCCTAGAACTCCTGAACACATGTTTAGAAATGAAGGAGGAGTAAATAATGATTTTGAAATTGATAATTTAAACAATCATGTAGATCATTTAGATAAGTACACTCCTGATATGTTAAATGAAAGAATCATTTATAGAGGAAACTTAGCTTGGTCTGCTGAACCTTACAATTCAAATGTAGTTTGGAAACCAAATCCAAAAGGTAGATTTCACACAACATGGATTCCTGACCCTGACAAACAAAATAAACATTCAATAAAATTATTTTACGGAAGAAAACTACAAACACCTGATAATCAAGGTATTGGATGCTTTGGAGTTGATAGTTATGATATTATAGGAAATACAGGAGACGGTAATGGTTCAGATGGAGCTATTGCAGGATATACTAACTTTAATATGGCAGGTGCGCCCTCACATTCTTTCTTTTTAAAATATAAAGAAAGACCTAATAAAAGGGATGATTTTTACGATGATGTAATTATGGCTTGTCAGTTTTGGGGTTTTAATGCTTTAATTGAAAGTAACAAAGCAAGGCTTCTTGAGTATATGTATGATAAAGGATTTACAGGATATGTTCTGCGTCGTCAAGATAAACCTTACAATAAATTAACTGATGCTGAACAAAAGTGGGGAGGAATCCCAAGTTCTACGCCAGTAATAGAAGATCAAATGAATCTATTAAAAAATTATATATTTGATAACGTAGGAATTAATTTAGAAGACGATTGTAAAGTTTGGTTTATTGATTTAATCCAAGAATGGATTGACATTAATCCTAACAAACGTAAGCTATTTGATTTAGGAGTTGCTTCGGGTATGGCTATCATGGGCGCTCAATATAAAGTAAAAAAAAGAAAGTCTGTTGAAATATCTCAAAAAGGAGGTTTAGCAATGTCTGACTTTTCAGCTTAACATATTACCTATAAAGAATATCAATAATGTTTTTTTAAACTATTTTTGAATTATGCTTGAAAATAATAAAATATTCCCTGACGATTTAGCTCCTAATCATATAAAAAATGGTTACGCTTGGGGAAAAGAGGTAGCCGAAGCAATAACTTCGCAATGGTGGGGAGGTAATTTATACCAACGTAGAAATTGGATCAATAAAATGAGACAATATTCACGGGGAGAACAAAGCACCGATCCTTATAAAAAAATAATAGAAGGTAGTTCAAAGCGTAGTCAAGGAGGTGATGGTTCAAACCCTCATTTTAAAACTCATAAGATTGATTATTTGCCATTAAAAATAATGCCAAACTTCAAAAATATTCTTGTTAATGCTATTGACGAAAGCTTATTTAAACCAAAAGCCGAAGCGATTGACATAACGGCTGTAGATAAAAAACGTAATTTTTTCAAAAAACTAGAAGATAATTTTTACACTAAAGACTTTGCTTCAATTATTCAATCGGGTACAGGGGTGAATATGAGAATAGATGATCTTCCTGAAACAGAAGATGAATTAAAAATAAAAAAGCTTGAATATAAACCTCTTATTGAAATAGCAAATGAAGTTGCTATAGAAAGCGTTATTCAAGCGGAAAAATTTGAAGCCGTTAAAGATAAGATTGATAAAGACTTGTTTGATTTAGGAGTTGGTGTTATGCGCCACTTCACAGACCCTACAGAAGGTATAAAACTAAAATATGTTGATCCTAATGGGTGGATTCATAATGATTTTCAAGATGAAGACGGAAAAGATATTCGTTATCATGGAGTTATTTTAAAAGCAACAATATCAGAAATTGAAAAACAAGCAAAAAGACCATTAACTCAAGACGAGCTTGATAGTTTAAAGAAGCTATCTTTGAATACTACAGAAACTATTGATCCTTATTCGGCTGACATGGATGGAAATAGGTTAGTGGAGTATATTCATTTCTCATATTTAACACGTAAACAAAGTATTTATAAAAAAGCATATAAAAACGGAAGCTTTAAAGCTATTGACAAAACTAATGATGATAAAGAATATAACCCTCCAAAAGCAAGTAAGCGATTTGACATTCCTTACAAAGTTTGGTATGAAGGTATTTATATTCCAACTGCTGATATTTTAGTTTCTTGGGATGAAATGGAAAATCAGGTTGTTGATAATGTTGGAGAACCTGTAAGCCCATTTATTATTTATGCTCCTAACGTTAAGAATCTTTCGGAAGAAGGATATGTTAGATTTGATAGTTTAGTCGAAAGAGCTATTCCAATTATAGACGACATTCACAAAGATTTTTATAAATTTCAACAACTTAAAATGGAGCTTCGCCCACAAAGTATTGAAATCGATGTGGATGCTATTAATGAAGTTTCTCTTAATGGTGTGCCTGTATCTCCCAAAGATATACTTGATTTATTTTTCGGACGTGGTGTGCTTCTTAAAAAGAGATATTCAGAAGATGGTGATGAAATTGGAAAGGCTGTTACCGAAACAGGAAATGATGGCGTAACAAACGCTATGGTTTTCTTGTCAAAAGAGTTTACAGCAAGCTACGACAAATTACGTCAATTAATAGGTATTAACGAATTAAGAGATGGAACAACAGTACCTAACTCAAAAACTGCTGTAGCTGTTCAAAAAATACTTCTTGCTAGTTCAAATAACGCTACAAATCATATTGTTAAAGGTAGTTTTGCTATGTCTTTAAAAATGTGTGAATGTGTTTCGTATAGATTAAAAGATATACTGGACGATGAAGATTTAAAAGAACAATTTATAAGTAAAATAGGTACTGATAATATTGAAATTCTCGATGAAATCAAAAATATCACTGCACATACTTTCGCTATATACTTTGATTTCAAACCTGATAATGAAGAACGTTTAGCTTTTGAACAATCACTTATAGATTCTAAAGCTTCTAATGAAATAAACGTTGCTCAATATAATAAATCGCGTCAAATTAGAAACACTAAGAGCGCTATTAAATATCTTGAGTTTGTTGTTGAACAAAATGTTAAAAAAGCACAGGAATTAAAAAATCAAAGCATAAGAGTTCAAGCCGAAGCACAAGCTCAAACAACTGTTGTTTCTGAAAGAGCTAAACAAGAAACTCTAAGTGTTACTTGGAGTGTAAAGGAAAAAGAAATGTTATTAAAAGACAAATTAGAAACTGATATGTTGCTTAAAAAAGCTAAAATTCAAGAGCTTGGCAAAAAATTAGATCATGGTCGAAACCTTGAGGTTAAATCTATTGAAGGTCAAAATATAACAGCTAAAGAAGAATTTAAAGAAGACAGAAAGGACGAAAGAGTTGATAAACAGGACACCAATGAATCTAAAAAAATATATCAAAGACAAAATCAAACTGAACCAATTAATTTCGAGAATGAATTAGATGATATATTTAAAGACAATGAAATATTAGCTAATCAAGACAATTAAATAGAGCTTAAGATTATGACACCGCAATTTTACCCTATAGAAAATCAATATCAAGGAGATACTTTTGACGAGCTTTCTTTTCGCTTTTTTGATTCAGACACTAAAGAAGGTATTATTCTATCAGGAAATATAAAAATAGAATTATATTTTTATGGGGGATATGAATTTAATGAAATTAAAAAAACACTTACATTAGGTGATGGACTTACTATTACAGACGCTTCGGATGGGATTGTTCGGATAGATACTTTTAAGAATGATCTTGAAGCAGATACTTACCAATATGAAATAAAAATATTCTTCCCTAATGAAGAAGAAAAAACTTATGTAGCAGGAACTATGACGGTAGAAAATAGAAAATCAGTCAATGAGTAGCACAAATGAACCAATAGGCGTTGAGGTATTTCCTTCCATTACTAATGTAACTGTTGAAGTTAAAAAAACTACAAAAGTTGTTGGAGTACAAGTTGGATTCAATCCTGTTATCTTAAAACTTGGAGAAACCTCAACAACCGCTTATCGTGGCGACCATGGTTTAATTGCTTATCAACACGCTATTAATGATTTTCATATTGGAGAAGCTCCTATTAACGGGAAATATTACGGAAGAATAAACGAAGGATGGTCTGAAATAGTAGTGAGTGGATTAACTTTGGGAGAAACTTCCTCAACTGCATATCGAGGTGATAGAGGAAAAATTGGGTACGATCATTCACTTATCATTACAGGAAACCCACATAATGTAACAAAAACAGAAGTTGGTTTAAATAAAGTTGATAATACTTCTGACGCAAATAAGCCTATATCTATAGCAACACAAACTGCTTTAAACCTAAAAATAGGTGATGCTCCCGCAGACGGAAAAGATTACGGTAGAAATAATAATGCTTGGGTTGAAATAGTTGGAGATTCATCGCCATTAACTACTAAAGGAGATTTATATACTTATAGTACTTTAAACGCTAGACTACCTGTAGGAGCTGATGATACATTTTTACAAGCTGACAGCACACAACCTACAGGGTTAAAATATACAGCACTTCCATTTGGTTCTTCTCTTACTCAAGCTATTGGAGATATTTTAGGAGTAAGTTTTGATGATGTAGAAAATGATTTAGCTTGGACTACTACATCTATATCGGGAGCTTCTGTCAGTATAGCAACCGAAGCTATTACTATAAATGCAGATGGTGTTTTTTCTTTCATTGTTACTTTAAGAACAGCTAGTGATAACCGTACAGAATTATTTATAAAAACCTATATAGATACTGGTTCAGGATGGGTAGAAGATACCGATGCTGTTGTTTCTGATTACATATCAAGAGATACTGACCAAGATACAGGGGCAGTAACTCTTGTATATTCTTTTGATTTAAACGATGGAGATAAAATTAAGTTTACAGGATTTGGAGATACAGATGGAGCTTGTACAGGATTAAATGCGGGTACTGTTTTAATTATCAGAGAAGAAACAGGTGTTAGAGGTGCTACAGGCGATACAGGAGCAGGAGGTGCTACAAGTGTTATTGGAACTCCTGCGCTAAACGAATTAGCTTTATTTCATTCTTCTACAGAAATAAAAAGCGATCCAAAACTTGCTTATTCTTCATCAGTACTTGTTGTAGAAAATACTACAGGAGGTGCTAATTTTGTTGTAAATGTAACTGATGGGTCTACTGCTAGCTTAAAAGCAGGCACAGGTCAAGCTCAACTTAAGTTTGACCAAACACTTCCGTTTGCTATAGCTAAAGATACTAAAGCCAATATTTTAGCAGGCACAGGTTCAGGTACTAATTTAATAGAACTTTTACCTGCTTCGGGTTATTTTGGTATAGGTATAACTCCTACAGAAGGATTTCATGTTGATTCTTCTCTTAATGCTAAGTTTGATGGATTCGTTTCAATGGGAGGTACTGCTATTAATACTAATACTTTATTACAAATAGCAAAAAACACTTTAAATCCTACAGTTAATGCTTCGGGAGCTAACATTACTAGAACTCTACAAATGACCTCTAATAATGCTAGAAAAATAACTGGCGGTGTTTTTACTGCGGGTACTACTGTTTCAGCTTTTGATTCTACAGGCAGAATAGTTGGAGGGGAATTTACAGGTCAAACATCAGGAACAGGAGTTTATACTTATCTTGTTGGAGGTCAGTTTTTAGCATACAATCAAAGCACAGGAACAGTTAATCAAGCTTACGCAGGTTGGTTTAAAATTCAAAATCTTGTTGTAGGAGGTACAATCACTAATGCTTATGGAGTGTTTATTGAAAATTCTTTAAATAATGGCACTATAACTAATCTTTGGGGGGTTTATCAAAAAGAAGAAAATATTAAAAATCATTTTGCTAGCCCTATAGTAATAGGTTCAACAACCCTTACAACAGATGTAGGATTAGAGGTAGATAAATCTATAGGAGCGTTCTTACCTTCTCGAATGACTACTACTGAAAGAGACGCTTTAACAGCAACTAATGGTATGATTATTTACAATACTACTTTAAATGCTTTTAATTTTTATGAAAATGGGGCTTGGGTAACAGGTTCAGGATTAGCTTAATTTTATATATTACTCAAATAAAAGGATTATTCTTCTTGTAAATAGTATTTTTGATATAAATCATTTTTATTATGAAAGTATTTATAACAGCAAATTATTTAGAAGTTACGGAAGATAATGACGATTTCTTGTTTCGCGCTCCATCAAAACTTATAAGACTAGAAGAAATTTCTACTTCTAAAGTTAGAATTTACACAGAGACAACTAAACAACGTCAAAACCACGAAATTATTGTTAACCCTACAACAGCTACAGATGCGGTTGGTTCGGGTCTTACAGGAGGACTTATTACATGGTTAATGACTAATACAGGAGCTTAATAGTTATGACTATAATTATTTCTATATTATCCATGATTGGAATTAGTCTTTTAGGATCATTACTTTATTCGGTAATTGACGCAAAAAAATACTTTAAACCTAAGATTTTCTCCATTAAAATATTTTTAAGAGAAAACATATTTACTTGGCTTTATTCATTCTTAATATGCGGGATAATTGCTACTATTATAAATTTAATTCCTAATACAGCTACAGCTATTCAATCTGCAACTGGACTATCTGTTTCTAATGAAATAGCTTCGTTTTTAACTCTTGGATATGCGTTATGTGCTAGTATGGAAAAAGATAAATTATCTGATGAAGACAAAAATAAAATTATTAAGAAAGATTTATAATTATGAAAAAGAAAAAAATATTAGAGTATCTAGTTAAATCCGCAATTTACCAAAATGAAGTTGTAGAGATTTTGTTAAAAGAAAGCAATACTAACAGAACTGTCAATCCTGACAAGCCAAAACCACCTAAAACATGAGGTTTGTTTTAACTATATTTTTCTTTATATTATTTGTTGGGAATACTCCTTTTTGGGATTGGTATTATCCTGATAGCGGAACGATTGAAGCTGAATGGTATAAATGGGATGCGGGAAAAAAGAAAGTAAATGAATTAATATTTTTTATAGGTCTATTAATTTCTTTATGCAATAAAACATTTTGGTCTTATATTGCTATTTTAATTGTATTAATATTTGTAGGTTGTAGTGTAATAGATAAAGCTAGGGGAATTAATGATTATCATATTCACGATATATTTGTGGCTTTAGGAGCTTTATTTATAGCAAGAGAAATTTATTTTAAAAAATTAAAGAATGTTATTTAATTCAAAACCTTCAATTATTAGATTTATTATAGTTTGCATGATTGTATATGTAAGCGGTTACATAGTCGCGAACATAACAGGAAATATTACAAACGTTTATGTTTTGTATGAAATATTTTGGTTGTTATTTTTTTCTTTTGTGTTTACCGCAGGATTAATTTCTATTTGGAATGAATTTAAGTGTGGTTTATTCAAGTTGTTGAAAAGACAGATTAAAATTTTTTTATATAAAATAATATAATGAATATTAGATTTTTATTTTATACCCCATCAATAGTTGATTTATTTCAAGTTGTTGCTAATGAAAAAGAAAACATTGATTTTGTTTTTTTAACTATTGCTATAATAACAGGAATAATAGGGTCAGGCGTAAGAGTTGCTTATGAAAAACAAAGTAAAAAAGTAAGTTCAAATAGAATATTATTTATTCTTATTTGCTCTTTAGCAGTAAGTTATGGAATATATGAATTCACAACAATATACAAGCATCGTAACTTTATAGGTCTTATCTCTATTCTTGGAGGAATTATAAGCATAGACATTATTAAATTTATTATAGAAGACTTACCTTCTATAGGTAAAGAAATAGTTAGAAAACAAGCTAAGTTAGAAAATAAAAATAAAGACAATAATAAAGAGTTATGACAAAGCCAAAAGTAATAAACCACGTATTCCCCGAAGATCAATATTATCCTATTAATACTGAAAAGAAACAAATCGTATTACATCATACAGTTTCAGGAGATAATGTTGATGGAGATATTAATTGGTGGAAACAAACACCTCAACATGTCGCTACTTGTATTATAGTAGATCGTGATGGAACAATCCACACTTTATTTAGTTCAGAACATTGGGCGCATCATTTAGGTATTAAGAAGTATATATTCAATAAGTTTAATATTCCAAATTACGGAGCAAACAAGAAATTGAATCAAGGCGCAATCGGTCTTGAAATTGATTCTTGGGGAGGTATTGTAAAAAGAAACGGTAATTTTTATCGTTCAGGAGATAGAAAAATATCGGCAGATAAAGTAATTGATTACGGTAGAGAAATTAGAGGTTTCAGATACTACGAAAAATACACGCAAGCTCAAATTAACACCACAGTTTATTTATTAAAGTACTGGAATGATAAATATGGCATTCCAATTAATTATAATCCTGAAATGTGGAATTTAAGTGAAGAAGCATTAAAAGGAAAAGCAGGTGTTTGGACTCATGTTAGTTTCAGACCTGACAAGAGCGATTGTCACCCTTACCCGCCACTTATTGAAGCATTAAAAAGACTATAAATGAAATTAACACAAGAGGAAAAAGACAGAACTTTAAAAAATTTCATGGAAGAAATGTTTGATTTTAAAGGACTAAAAAAGATTGGCTTTTTAAAGATATTAAAAAAAATGATTATAAAGCACAAGCCGAAAAGATTTGTGAGTTTTTTGGAATGGAATCGGTATATGAGTATCGGGCAAAAACTACTTACGCTCATATATCCTACGCAGAAGGGCATAGACCAAAAGGCGAAGGTTTTATGACAGAATTTAAAAGTATTTACGAATAAAAAACTCCCTGCGTGAACAGAGAGTTTTCAGAATAAATTATACATAGCGCAACTTTTAAATAATCAGGGTTGTATTACTCCTGACACGGCAAATATAGGATAAAATGGACAAAAAGCAAATATTTCAGATTATTGAAGAAAAAACAGGAATGAAAAAATGGGTGATTATTCTCGCTCTAACAGCGCTAGGATTAGCGTTATTAGGTTTTGGTGGGAGTAAAGGGTGGAATATGTACGGAGATCATTTAGATGCTTTAGAAAAAGAAAAACAAGCTGACATTGAACTTGCAGAGTCAAATAGACTTAAATCTATAGATAGTATGGCTTGTATTCAACAAGAGCGTGAAGAAGAATATGTTAATATCGATATGATAAAAAACAATATTCCTAATTACAAATATAAATTTAATAAAGCAGAAGATGAAATCACTAAACTTAAAGACAGTATTCGTTCTATTTATAGTAGCCAGTTTACTAAACGCGAACTCGATTCGTTCGCAGACAACGCAAGAGTTCAGCGCTGATAATTTTGACCTTGATATAAGTATAGATTTTGAACCAAGTTTCTTCAAAGAATATAGGTCTGTTCGCTATCGTGAAATCAATGAAATGCTTAAATATGCAAAAGCGTATAATAACTTAGTGGAGCAAGATAGTTTGCAAAATATAAAAATTAAGCAACAGAATAATATTATTAAATCACAAGATTCAATTATCAATAGTTATGAAAATATAATTATTCCAACTTTTGAAAAAGAAATAGCTTCTTTGAACTATCAAAATTTACAATTTCAAATAGAACTTAAAAAAGAAAAAGAATTGTTTGCTATCCGTCTTGAGCGAGAAGAAATGGAATTACAAAAATTCAAATCTAAAAGAATAAATATTGGCTTAGGAGGATGTTACGGATTTAGTAATAATGGAACAGGATTTAACGCAGGAGTAGTTGTTAGCTACACTTTATTTAGATTTTAATTAATATTACCTGTTATAACCTGTTTAAATATTTTTTTGAGTTATTTTTGAATTACTTAAAACATGAATCATGCCTATTCACGGAAACGACAACAGATACCCAATAGTAGAAAATCCTCACGCTAAAAATAGAATCCTTGCTTGGGATCATATTGCAGGGAAAACAATTCAAATTCCTTTAGAAGTTATCGCAAGTGAAGAAGGTTTTACTTTACAAGACAATATTCGTAGAATTGTTACTACTTTCGGTCAAGGAAGTCAAAATTATAATGTCCACGACTTAATTAATAATTCTCAATTCTTACCTTTATCATCAGACCACACAGCCGATCAACCAAGATTTACTGTTTCTGAAATAGAATCTCTTATTGTTAAAGTTCCACGAAGTAGTAGAACTGGAAATAGAGCGCTTGAAGTATTTGATTATTATTTATTAAAAGAAGTTGGAAAAGGCACTTATGGTGGAGGTGGTGATACTCATGTTGTTGCTAATAATTTTCTTTTTCTTAGAACAACACAAACAATAGTTATTTCTTCAAATACTCCTGAACCTCCTGTTATTTATGATATATACACAGAAGAAGATTATGAAATTCCACATCTTTGCGTTAATACAGAAGATCAAGATTTTGAAGTTGTTAATACTAAAGATTATTATTTTAAAATATATACTCTTGATGGAGCAAGAGCGCCTGATATTCCTGACTATCCTTATCATCTTTATAGATTTATAGGGGGCGAAGGTAATTACGGAACTATTGGTGGAGACAGTACATTTTCCACAGACTTTGAACTTGTTGAAGCTGTTGGAGAAACACCTATAGGAACTACCATTAGAACCGTGAATATAGCTTCTGTCATTGAAAAAGGCACCTCTATAGAAAATATTTCGGAAGCTCTTAAGGATGGCTTTAGAGGAATATTAAATATAGAAAGTGATGAAATTGTTTTATTTAAAGTATTTAGAAAAATAGGAAACACTTTAATTTTTGAACAATATTATTGGAAAAACGGTAAAGCAGAAAATATCACAGCAGACTGTGAGCCTTCTGATTTTGAAGTAGATTACAAAGAATCTATAGGTAAAATATCTCTTGAAACAGATACAAAAAATGGAGATACTAAAATATATAATGTATTTAGTACAGATAAAGCAACTCCCGAAGTTGGGCTAAACTTAAACGTTCCTGATCTTCTTTTTGATAGCGATGATTCTAATATTTATGTTTTATCTAGGGTTTATGACGATACGCTTTCTGATATATATAATCTATATAAATATACAGGCGTTCCCACAACATACGGGGCAAGTTCAGGGAATGCTGCCGTGAATGGTGATTTTGAACTTATAGATACTATTGGAGACGTTTCTAACCCTCCAACTACTTCCGAAGGAATATTAAAAGTTAGAAGAATAATTGTTGGTTCAGTTATTAATGGAACAGACATAGTAAATGATGATATTTCTAAAGCTATAAATAGAAGTTTTAGAAGTCAAATAAAAATAAATCCTGACGAGCTTTTAATTTTTGAAGCTCATAGAAAAATAACTGATTCTGATTCAAAAGATTCTACCTTGCTTCTTGAAAAATATAGATGGATGGGTAGAACAAATTTAATTGATTCAGATACCGTTTTAGCTGATTTTGATCTTGATTTTGAAAAGAAAGCTATTGCGGAACTTCCAACAGATAAAACAGAAACACCACAAGTTAATCCTGTTCCAACAGTAGATATTAATCTTCCCGAAGTTGCTTTAAATAATGCATCAGCTACTTATATTATATCTGCTACAGAAGACTTTTATTTTGTTATTTATAATGAAAATATCACCTCTTTAGATTATAAAATATATAAATACATTGGAGCAATTCAATCGATTGGTAGTGGAGGTGTAACTGTTGTGAATGGTGATTTTGAAGAAGTTACCGAAGTAAATGACGACACTACTCCATATTACATGAGAGGAACATCTTTCTTAAATGTTGGTACAGGAACATACAATCAAGTTCCTGAAAAAGACGCATATCGTTTAGGAAAAATTGCTATTGGAAAAACTACTGTTAACGAATTGTTTGAAGTTGATGGAAATGAAACAGGTACTACGGGTGGAGTAAATCTTAAATACACTCAAACAAATGGTAGAATTATTGAACTTTCCCTTGGAGGTGAAGACCAATTAAGTGATCTTTCTATTCCTGCATCAGGAGTTTCAGGAATGATAGCACGATATTCAGGAGACACGAATTACCCTACTACTACTACTTATGTTGCTTTAGGAGATTATGATTTATTAGGCGCTCAAAAGAATTTTGGATTAACAATGGGTCTTGCAAAAGCAGACGCATCAGCATACGCCTTGATGTTTGCTCAAGCATTAGTTGAAGATAATGAAGATGAACACCAGTTAAAATTTAAATCTTTAAGTGTTGATGGTGATTTTGCTTATTATCATCTTAATTCTAAAGGATATAAATCACAACTTCCCATATTAGGATTTGCAAATGAACCACTTCACCATTTTTATGTAAAAAATAATGAAGGTGATGATTCTGAATTTTTAATATCTCCACATTTATTTTCAACTGATAATTTATTTAAAATAGGATCAAGTTATGGTGATGGTACTTTTACCTCTAATTATGTTCATACAGATACTCTTGCAAAAACAGGTACAACAGAAACAACTCTTGGAACACAAACATTTGGTTTAGGTGTTGATGCTAGTGGATATATTATTGCTGTGCCTAAAGCGGGTGGTTTAGAGGAAATTGATGAAGGAAACGGAATAGGATGGAGATTAATTGGAAAAGACCCAACAAAACATAGAGATATTGGATTAAATGCTGTTGATTTTAGTCAAAACGTTGCTTCTGAATTTTATGGAGCTATAGGAGAAAATAGTTTTGCAGTAGGTTTTAATGTTTTAGCACAAGGTCTTAACTCCGTAGCTTTAGGAGGACAAGACATAAGAGCTATAGGTGAAGCATCATTTGTTGGAGGTGGGTATGGAAATTTTGCTAACGGAATTGGTTCTAGCGTTATTGGAAGTCAAACAAGTATTGCAGAAGGAAGTTACTCTGCTGTTTTAGCAGGATATAATGCAACAGCTTATTCTTATGCAGAAGTTGTTATAGGCAGGTTTCAAACAATTTACGCTCCTACATCTTCAACATCTTGGGATTCGTCAGATAAATTATTTGTTGTAGGGTGTGGTTCTAGCGCCTTCGCTAGAGCAGATGCTTTTACAATATATAAAGATGGAACAATAACAGCACCATCTTTAACTACAGCATTAATAGATACCGCAGGAGATAAAGCTTTAGTTACTAAAGAATATGGAGATACTAATTATGCAAATCCAACTCAAGCTTTCGGTGGATGTGGAATGATTGGAAATGCAACAGAGACAGTTATTAATACTGCGGGGGTATATGAAAATATCACAGGAACATTTGTAGCAAATGCATCTTTAAGTGAGGTTACGGCAAATGCATCAGGACTATTAACTTATACGGGTTCAGCAGACAGACATTTTCATATAGTATGTAATTTAGATATGCTTTGTGTTTCTAATAATCAAACATTAAAATTTAAATGGTTTAAAAATGGTTTAGAATTACAAATTCCTATGGAAAGAAGAATCACTACAGGTACAGATATAGGTTCAGCTTCTATTCATGCAGATGTTATGCTATCTACAAGTGATACTTTACAATTAAAAGCAACAAATATTACAAGTACAGCTAATATTACTATACAAAATATATATAAATTTATATTAGGGATGGTTTAATAAAATTATTATTATCTTTGAAAAAAAACACTTATAATGGACAATAAAAATCAAGAAAAATCTAAAAATGTTTCACTTTCTGAAAGTGAACAAGCTATTATTAAAGAGAAAAGAATTCAGGAAAAAAATTTAATTGATGGACAAAAAGAGATAAACGCTATACTTTCAAAACGTAAGCTGAATATAGTTGTTGATCCAAATAGTCCTATTAGAAACCCAACATCTATAGTTGTTCCTTTGAATCAACAATAAATCCAACAGCTTCACCTTTTAAATAGACAGCTTGTTTTTCTATTTCATATTCATCTAAATTCTTAAGACTTCCATTTAAAAGCTTTAAGTAAAAGGGTGTAGTTACGTTTATAGGTATAAAACTAATTGTCATATTATCTTTAGAAATATAATTTGATTTTAAGACTAAATCTTTATCGTTTATATTAGGTAAACAAAATACCTGTCCTTCAATTATTTCATTATTTTCTGTCTTAACAGTATAAATAATTGATGTTGTTTTAAATTCTATATCAGTAGCTATTAGTCTAATTTTTTTTCCAGTGCTTTGCATAGCTTGTAAAGGTTAAATTTTCTTTTAGTCAAGTACATAACAGGATAATTATAAACCACTGTCATATTACTTATATAGTGTAGTTTTTTATCTAAGTTGTCTTTTTTTCTTTCATTCGATAAGTGCTTATTAAAATTAAGAATTCTAAACACTTTTTCTTTATCATATATAGATAATAAAGCTTCAAATAAATACAATCTTTTGTAATACAGTGGTTTCATGGAATATAGAATAATATCTCCTTCAATGGTTTTTTTTAACTCAAACGACTGTATTGTAGTATCATACAATTTATTGTCTTGAATCAAAAAACCGTTATTCCTATTTTCATGATCCATTTATAAAATATATTTTAAAACAAAGGTAATTTATTTTTGGATAATAAAATAATTGCAGTACATTTGTAGTCTTAAAGACACACAAATGAGTGATATACTTAATGATGATATTAGAGTTAGGGTTAATGAAGACTTCAAGCTTACTCTTGAAACAGAAGCTAAAGCTTTAGGATTAAAGCTAGCTCCATATATTAGAATGATTTTAACAAAAAGAAGTAAATAATGAGCGAAGACGTAATTCCTATCAATAAAACAACCACAAATAAAAAACGTGTAAAAAGAAAGTCTATATCGGTTCAATCTTCTGAATTAATAAAGACAGAGAAACACACACAATATAATTGGTTTCAGAGATTAATATGTAAGTGGATAAAGGTTACTCCTGCGGACACATACACGTATTATTACAGAATAAAATACACTAGCAATCAAGGAATTATCAGTAAAACTAAAAATAATATTCTTATAAATAAAGACGCTAGGCTTTTTGCTGTTTTGGATGATGCAAATCGATTTGCTGTTATTGTTACTATGCAAAAATCAGTGGACAAACCTTTTGTTCACGGAACAATTTATATTCACGAAAGTTCTAAATAAATTTACAATGGAAAACACATTAATAATTATCGACGGGTTACTTATTCTTTTAGTATTTTTTCTTTTATTCTATTTATCATTAAAGAATAAAACTATTAAAGAAAATAAATCTAAAATATCTATATTAAATGGTGAAAGAAACCAACAATCTCTTGCTATTTTAAATAAAGATAACACTATAAAAAGACAGGAAGAACGCATTAATAGGTTGAGGTCTAAACTTGATAAAATCAATCAAAAAAGCGCTCAAGGAAAACCTATTCCAGTCTCAATGTACAGATTAGTTACTAAAGATGATAAGCCTATAGAGCAAGGAATGGATTATATTTATCTTGGCACGTATGCTTCTTATCGACAAGCGGAATCCATGACAGGAGTGAAAAGAGCTAAAATCAGACAATCTATGCGTTTTGACAAATTAGTTTATAGTCCAAAAAAAGAAGTGAAAGTTATCTTCGTACCCGAAGACAATGATTTAAAATCTAACGAAAAAATACGTTATTAATATGGAAGTAGAAGGTAGAATAGTTGTCATAAATGACACACAGCAAATAGGAAATAATAACTTTCAAAAAAGAGAAGTTGTTATTGAAACAGAAGATGAATATCCTCAAAAACTATTGATTGAATTTGTTCAGGCAAAATGTGATTTATTAGATAAATTTTTAGAGGGCGAAAATGTAAAAATATCTATTAATCTAAGAGGTCGCGAATGGGTAAACCCTCAAGGAGAAACTAAATATTTTAATTCTATTCAAGGATGGAGAATCGAGTCTTTAGACAGTAATACAAGTCAGAATGATGCATTTGAACCCGCAAACGATCTTAATGAAGAAGAACATGATGATCTCCCATTTTAACGGTAGTTTTCTGTTGTTTTTACCTTTATATTAAAAATTTGTATTGTATTTGTATATGGATTGTAAGAGATGTAATACAGATAAAGATGATAGTGAGTTTTATAGTAATGATAAAACTTGTAAAGCTTGCAGAAAAAAATTAATTCGTGAGAACACTAAAAAGAAAAGAGAAAATCCTGAATGGGTTGAGAAAGAACGTGAAAGGTGTCGTGAAAAATATCATAGGCTTGGTTACAAAGGCAAGCAATATGAATGGGATAAAGATAAGGTTTGGAAAAACACCTCAACTTATAAAAATCTCCATCGTGATTTAAAGATTCCAAAAGGCATATCGGCACATCATTGGAATTATTTTAAACTAAAAGATGTTGTGTTGATGGATAAAAAGGATCACAAAGCATTTCATCGGTTAATTGAGTTAGATGTTGAACGAAGAATTTTTAAAGTTAAGCAGACAGGTAAATATCTTGATACTAGAAATAAACACCTTTCATTTATTGTAACATCAGGGTTTATTTTTGTAGAGTACAATAAAAATGTTAATTATCAATTAGTAAAATAACTATTATGAACAACCCTGAACAAGTATTCAATGAGATAATAAGCCTTTTTAATGGTGCGTTAGTGAAAGAAAGAGATAGAATAACTTTTGGATTAAATACTATTCCTGATAATAATAAATTTACTAGAGAATTAACCATAGTAAAAGGTGGAATTGAGATAATGATATTTAAAGAGTCGATGAATATGGCTTCTTTAAAAGAAACAGGAGCAAAGATAGTTACAGAACGTCTTTTGCAAAACGCTATAAAAACAATATTCCTTAATGGATTAGATAGTTTTAAAGCTGTTTCTAAAACTAAAGACGCTCTTATCCATGAAGAAGTAATTGATGATCTATGGGATAAACATTCGGAATATATAGGGGAAGATATTGATAGTATGTCATTTGTTGCAGGAACGGTTATAATGAAAAAGCAAAATTTTAAAAACGCTTTAATGCCACTTACAAAGAAATAATGGATATTGTAATAACATTACCTAAAACAGTTTCTTGGACTGATTACGAAAAAGAACTGGAAGCTGTTAAGGACGGGAAACAAGTTATAAATTTTAAAGTTCCTAATTTTCCTGTAAAGACGAAAGTAGGAGACAAATGTTATCTTTGTCATAATGGGTTCGTTGTCGGATGGATGAAGATTGTAAATTTTAGTGAAGGATATTTCACTTGCTCCACAACAGGAGAATGTTGGAAAGGAAAGTTTATTCAGCGTTCAGGATTATTCCACAAAGTAGAGCCTATACCAATGAAAGGGTTTCAAGGGTTTAGATACTTTAAAGGAATAGCAAATGCGGATAATAGAGATCGCAAAAAATAGATTATATAGAGTTTATAAAGACGATAATTATAAAGATGTTTGGATTGCTAATGGAGAAATATTATATCCTGAAAATCCTCATAACATTCTCACTCCAACAGAGTGTCAAGCAATAGAAATGGAAATATTTTAGATATGGCTAAAAAAATAAAAAAAAATAAAAAGTTTCCTAACATAAAATTATCAGAAGTTAGACCGCCAAAAATTGTTGTTAATTATGCAGTGCGTATTTCTGACGGGCAAGTAATTTATTTAGATAATTTTTCTAAAAAAGATATTGAAAGTTACGCAGAACAAGTAAAAAATAGTATAATTGATAAGTTTATTAGATAATTATGGGATCAGATAGTTCATATTCAGCAGACGAAAACCAAAACCCAAAAGAAATACGTCAACGTGTTCGTTTACGTGAAGGAAGTCATTTAACTCCTAAGAAAAAGAAACGAAAAAAGCGCTCAAAAAGAAAATGATCCAAGAAAAAAAATGTAAAGGTACACACAGATACACATTCGGATTAGGATGCGGGAGATTGGTAGAAGCCAGTAAAAGAAAATTTGGTATTGCTACAGACGGAAAATGTGATTGTTGGAAGGAGTGGCTTAAATCAGATGCAAGTGATGAATTTATAAATGGTAACATTATTCCGAAAGCTAAAAAGACTGTGGCGAAAGAGGAAAAAGCAAAAAGTAATGAAGAAAAATCTCTTAGTTACGATTGGAGTAAGAAATTACAAGACGAAATTAACAAAATAGTCAGGACTATTGATAAAGGGTTGCCGTGTTTAGCTAGGAACAAAAGAGGTCAGATGCACGCAGGACACGTTTATGCAAGGGGAGGAAATAGTACTATAAAATATAACCTTCATAATATTCATCGCCAAAACGCTCAATCTAATCATTATCAGAATGACGACGGTAAATTAAGAGAAGGGTTAATTAACGAGTATGGACAGGAATACATGGATTTCATTAGTCAATTACGAAGAACTCCAATGTTAACATTTAACAATAAGGAATATCGTGAATTAACATATTTAGCTAGAAACATCCTTAAATTACTTAAAGAAGCAGATAGAATTTACTCACTCTCGGAGCGTATTGAAATGAGAAATAGAGTTAATGTTGAGTTAGAAATATATGATAAAGAGTATTTAGTTTATGGCTAAAAAAGAACTTATAGGAAATCAAGAAAATGTTGAGCCAAAAAAATATTTATACACCCCAAACGGGTTGGTGAAAAAAGCTGTACTTGTTCACATATTGAAAAGAGGTGATTGCCCGAAATGTTGGGAAGAACAAGAAGAATATTTTACCGATGGAGTAAAAGTATATAAACGATTAAAATTTTAATAACTATTAATATAAATCTCATGGAAAACAAACCACAATTTGAAATCGGAAAAATCTTTGATCCCTCTTTTGAAGGAATGTCAAAGTCTGAATTGACCGCTAATCTGCAATCTGCATCAAAAATTATTGATGGCGAATACACTAAAAGTCTTACTCAAGATGAAGTTGGTATTGCAAAATCTGAACTTGCAGATGTAAGTATTAAGCTAGCTAAAATTGCTGACGAGAAAAAAGCAGTAATGGAAGAATTTAAGCTTCTTGAAAAATCTCCAAAATTATTACATAAAGAACTTATTGATACAATCAAATTCAAAACAGTTCGTAAAGAAGGTCTTTTGTATTTATTTGCCGACCACGAAGCAGGTCTTATGTTTTCTTTTGATGAAGATGCTATTTGTGTTGACGCACGACCGTTATCTCCAAAAGAAAGACAATATGGAATTAGCGATGAATCAGGTGTAAGAAAGCTTGGATCATAATAATAATTAATTTTTAATACATTAAACAATCATGGAAAAAACAAAACCAGTAGATTCTAAAATAGAATCAAAAAGAACAATTATCAAGAATATTCTTGAAGAAGGTGGTGATGCCGAGCAAGTTCATGTAACTTGGCTTGAAGGAAGCGCCCCTGAACAGCATAATGATAAGCCTGTAGATATTTCAGGTACAATATCTGCTCCAAGATTATTCTTAGAAAAAAGAGTAGGTGAATTCTACCCGAAAACCGCTCATTGTCTTGTGTCAAGAACTGATGGTAAAATGGTGGTGGTAATTAACGAACAAACCGTTTGTGAAAAATACACTATCACAGGTCAAGTAGAAGTTGGTAAAAAATTCAAAGAATTAAATATCAATAACTTTGCTAACGGTATTGAACCTCTTAACCTTGTAAAAAAATTAAGACTTAGAAGGTCTATTTTTAAATCAAACACGGATCACACTAATTTGTTAGCTGTTCTTTCAAGTGTGGAAGCTAAAATTGATAAAGAAATGCAGGAGAATAAAGATGATAGAGCAAATCATACTTTCAGACACCAACAAACTGTTACCAGTAATATTCCTAAATCATTTAATTTAAGAATTCCTATTATCGAAGGTGAAGAACCTGTTGATATTGAAGTTCAGGTTCTTTTAGAATTAGAGGGTGGGCGTATTATGTGCTACCTTGAAAGTGTAGATGGTGCTGACCTTATCGAAACTGCTTTTGAAACATTAGTTGACAAAGAAGTTGAAGAAATCAAAGAGAAAGTAACGGTGCTATACCGATAACCTAGGGTTCGTTGGACGCGCATTGGGGCGCTAAGCTTATCGGGTGAGAAGGGATAGGGTAAAAGATTGAGATACACAAGTCAGATAAATAACCGACACTCAATACTATCCAATAAAATTGATGAAAATGTATGTAAATACGAACGATTATCCTTACTAAGCATTTGAAAAAATGATAGAGTGCTGACTAACATCAATTATAGTTCACGGGGGTTCGACTCCCCCTCAACGGTCAAATAATATAATATTGAAAACACAACCGCAGATTGACGCAGAGGTGATAAATTACATTACTTCTCTTTATAAGATATTTGGTAAACTTGAAAATTTTAACGGAAGTTGTTACAAGTTTTCCGTTCATTTAATAAAGCAATTTTCAGGAGAAATGTATTCTAATTCTTGGCATATAATTACAAAGATTGGAAATAATTATTTTGATTCAAATGGAAAAGTTGACAATATAAACGGATATATATCCGAAAAAGAATTCGGAGAAGATTATTTCATTAACGCATTTAAAGAATACTTATGAAAACAAAATTTTATTTAAACGTAAGAGAAAACGGGAGCGCTAGAGTAACTAAAAATAAAGTTGCACTACATATTGACGAAGTAAGTATTGGAATGGAAATAGAACTTCCTGATACATTATTTCAAAAACCAATCATTAATCGAAAAATTACCGTAACAGAAGACATGGTTTCGCCCAACACATTAAATGCTGATGTTAAAGAAAATATCGAAAATGCTCTTAAAGGTGTTCATGGAGTTAAAATAGAACTAACAATGCCAAAAGAAGATGATAATGGATAAGCCTACTAATAATTTTAATTTAATTCGCCCTTTGCTAGACTTTAAGTTAAATGATGAATTTTATTTCATTCAAGTTTTGCAAAGAAAAAAAGATGCAAAAGAAGGTCAGAAAGTAAATGGAACAAATAATAATTCTCGTTTAATTAAAGCTTATTATGTAAATTCTATAGAATATTTAGATTTTATAGAAAAAGAAATCATTCAACTTTGTGAAATATTTAATGCTAGAGCAGGAATTAACTTAAATAAACGTTCATTTGAAAAGACTGCTTTACAGCATTTAAAACTTGTTACAGATAATCTTATTAATAAGAATTATGATAAAATTTATAAATCATATTCATCTGCTGTCGGCAAATTTTCACATGATAAAAACAAAAAATGGATAATTGATATAGATTCAGAAGAAATTCATTTATTAGAGAGAATAAAAACCTGCATAAATTTAATAGAACCTATTAATGATTTAATTCCTAATAAAGTTTTTTGCGAAATTCCTTCAAAAACAGGAATTCATTTAATTACAAGCCCTTTTAATTTACAAATATTTAAAATGAACTTCCCAAGTATAGATATTCAAAAAAACAATCCAACAAATCTATATATTCCAAAATTATGAAAACAACTATAATCGTAGATATAGACGGTACTATATCAAAAGTAGGAGATAGATTAAAATATCTTCAACAAGACCCTAAAAATTGGGATGATTTCTACAACGCTTGTTTTGAAGACGAGCCAATGGATGATATTATTAAATTGCTAGAACAATTTATAAATCATTACCATATCATTTTTTGCACAGGAAGACGTGAAAGTGTTAGAGAGCAAACCCAAGAATGGATAATGAAGCACTTAGGGATTAGAACTCATAAAGGAAATTTGTTGATGCGTCCAGATGGAGATTTTAGACACGATATTGCTGTTAAACCTGAACAATTAGAAAAGGCAGGGATAAAGCTTGATGAAATTCTTTTCGTTTTAGAAGATAGAAGAAGTATGGTTCAGCAATGGAGAGAAATAGGATTAACTTGTTTGCAGGTAGCCGACGGAGATTTTTAGACTATGGCATATATAATTGAAGATACATTGTTAGATATGGAGCGGGCAAATGAGATGCTTAAAATTCCTGCTGTTGGATATGATTTCATAACTTCTCTTTGTAGTAAATTTATTGGATCAGGAATACATAGAAACGTTTTTGAATATTCCTTAGACGACAAGTATGTTATAAAAGTTGAGCCAAACAATACAAATCAGAATACAATAGAGTGGATGATTTGGAATGAGGTTCAATATTTAACTGGCGACATGGAATGGGTAAAAGATTGGTTTGCTCCTGTAAAGTGGATTTCTCCAAACGGAAGACTTTTGGTTATGAAAAAAACCATTGAGAAACCTCACTTTGATAGACCTGAAAAAGTTCCTGATTTCCTTTGGGATGTTAAGGTAGATAATTTTGGATGGATTGGGAAAAATCTTGTCTGCCATGATTACGGACAATTTTACAATATGATTCACTATTCAAAAAAAATGAAGAAAGTAGAATGGATTTTTTAAAAATATAGATTATGACTACAGCTAAAAAAGCATTTACAATTTTAGTAAATAAAAAAGAATACGATGTTTGGAACATCCCAAATAAAAAACATAAAGCACTTAACGGAGAAGTTGATACTTGGTGGCTTTATTATTCTGATAGTCTTCCCGAAGGCACATTACCTCCTTTAGATTCAGAACATTGGTTAGCTTACCATGTTAGTATGAAGCGTAATATGTGGGATGTATTAATTGAGAGTTATCAAACTACTAAAATTAAATGGGATGATTATCATTTCCGAAATGGATATAGAGTTAAATTGCTTTGTGATAAAAAGTTAATTCATTCTTTTTCAACTCACAATATTGAATTTGCAATGAGTAAAGCGCAATATCTTATGATTGTGCTACCTGAACATCCTTTTAATTTCTTAGATCAAGATTCAGAAAAAAATCGTAAAATTTATTATTACGGTATGCCTGCGCTAGTTGACCCAAAAAGGAACGGCGAAATCGGAATAATCCCTGACTATACTACTATTAAAAAAGTAGATTGGTGGAAAGAATATTACAGGCGACAAAGAACTGCTGATGGTCTTATAGATAAAGAATGGGAACATAATTTTCAGGAACGCTTTGAAGAAGACAGTGATTACATTAATTGGGGCGACGCTCTTTCTGATGGTAATATCGATTGGTTTAGGAGTTTAAAAGAATCTGATAATTTAAAAAAGAAGTAAGATGAAAAAAACAAGAATATCTAAAAAGAAATTACAATCGTTTATTGATTCAATCGCAAATGTTGTTGATACAGATAAGGAAGGCTTGGAAGATGCACTACAATCTTATGTATCAAAAGTTGACGGGTCTTATTTAACATTTGTAGGATTAGAAGAAAATTTAAAATTTCTATTAAGAAAAGGAATTACTGAACAGGTAACTAACTTGCTTGGTTTTAATCCAGTAGAACAAAAATGGTATGGCAGAAGTCATAGGGCTATATTTGGTTTCGGAATTGGAAGCACTTGTAAAAAAGATAATAGTGGTTATAGACCTTCTAATAAGGAAGATTATATTGAATCATGTAGAGTATTTTATGGTGATTTAGATATGGAAAAAACAGGTAAAGATAAGGTTACAGCTACCGAAACAATTCAAGATGGTACAACAGGGGTTTCAGTTGCTTGGATTTATAAGAAAGATCATCCTAATGAAAAATTACGAGGAACAATAGGAACAGCATTTTCACCATATCCTAAAACTTGGGGTAAGGGTGAATGGACAGCAACCACTTTAGAGGAAGCTAAAGAAATGGCATTAGATTTTGCCGAAAGCGTATCATAAAAAATATTAATTAAAATAAAACAATGAACAATTCATATTATTTATGCTCTCTTGGAGCAATGAACGCCTTAGATGTTGAAGGGAAATCTGCTCTCCTTCCTAGAATAGAGTCTCAAGTAGGTATTGTATATTCTAATATTTATACGATAAAAAGAATATATAATGCTTTACCTGATGAAAAGAGAGCTTATTTTTGGGCGCAAGAAATCACTGATGGACACGTTAATATCGTTAATTTCTATAAAAACTTAAAAGAAGGTTTTGATTTTTTTAACTGGATAGAAAAAGAATTAGGTTATTTAAAGCCACAAAATCAAGCTGTAGTGATTAATAGAGTTTGTGAACAGCTCCTAATGAATCCAATAGACTTATTTAATAAATTGGCAGAAAACTTAAATTAGGTTGTATGTTTATTAAGTTTTAACTACTTTTGTTCCATCTACAAGATGCCCGTCATTATCTTGTTTTCATCCAATAATCCCTTTTTGTTTAACAATTAGGGATTTTTTTTGTATATTTGGTTTGTATGAAATCTTTAAGGTTCTTAGCAGTTGTATTGGTATTCTTTATTACTGCAATGAGTTGGTCTGCAAATCCAACCATTACCGACAAATCGACCACTGTAGATAACACTTTTATTAGTGTTTCTTTAGAAGTTGCAGATTTTAGTACAGTCTTAGTTGACGTAATCAATTTCAAATCTACCGAAAACAAACAGGTAAAAAAGTCAGTAGCGAGTTATCAATACTTTCTTGATCCTTATGTTCCTTATGGTGGAATCTTGATTGAGATTAAAGAACAAAGCTTTACTAAAATAAAAAGGTTTCCTAATGCCCGTGATGCGTTGACATACTTCGTCTGAATGAGGTCAGGAAACTAAAAATATTAAAAGAGGGCGATCGCCCTCTTTTTTTATTATCTTTGGTTTGTCGAGCGTGAAACCTGACATAATCCATAAACTTTTTATATATGCGTACTATTAAAGCGAAATTCCGTTGTGATACGGTAATTCCTGCAACAGAGCATTATGATAGTGTGGCGTACCTTAGTGCTGTTTTCGCAAACGACGATGGTACTGAAAATGAAGAAAATAAATCTTTCTCAAAAGCTACACCGTCAGGACAGTTAACAATATCTATATCAAAAGATGCACCTGCTCATAAATTTTTTAAAGCAGGAAGACATTATTATTTAGATTTTACTAAAATACCTCTTGAGAAGCAAGAATAATTTAGTATCTTGTGGATGCGAATTATTAATTCCCACAAAAGAAAACTCTTTTTTGAGCTTTTAGTTGCCATAACTAGAAAGAAACTCCTGATTGTCATGATTCAGGAGTTTCGTCTTTTTTAGAGGTAGGGTTATAAACCTTCACTATGTAGAGCGGGTTCAATATGAAGTAAAATTTAAAAGGAGTCTCAAGAAGTAATTTAAGATCAGTGAATTTTTTTTTAGTTTTATAAAAAGCGCTTTCACCACATATATCCGCATAATCATTATACCGAAAATACAACCCACCGCTTTCAACAGGATTATGTGAGCCTTTAATGTTTGTTAGCATACGTTCCCATACACGGTAATCGTTTAATGTGAATTCCCTTTGTTTTATATCGGTAAGTAAAATAGAGTGCTTAAAATATCCTCGTAGGCTTTTATAATACGAAAATGATATACCACTAATTGTTGAGGTTTTTTTTATATTATAGTAGAAGTCCTCTACCCAATTAATAAGTTTTTCGTTATCGGTCATTGATAGTAACGGAATAATCTTTCAAAATAATATCTAAACCATCTATAGAATTATCTGAAAGAATGTTTTTTAATCCAACATCGTTGAGGTACGCAGGAACAGTCCATTGATTTACTGAATAATCGACATAACGTAATCGATAACGAACTTTACTATGTCCTTTTATAATCGCCAGTATTGTAGTTTCAAATCTTTCCATCCTAAAAAAATGCACCGCGAAACAGGATAACGTCAAGGTAATTTAAACCTATCTAATAAACTGTATGACGGTGCATACCATTATTTCTATCTTACTAGAAGCGAGAAAGGGAATCGAACCCTTGCATAGCGGTTTTGCAGACCGCCGTGTTTCCACTTCACCATTTCGCCTTATTTATAATAACCATACTTTATTTTATCACCTATTATAATTTGAGATTTACTTTTTAAAGGTCTATATTTTGTAGAAAAAATAGTTTCTTCACCATCACAAATATCCGATAATAGTTCATGGAATTTATCAATTTGTTGTTGATCGCCATGAACAGTAAATTCTTTCGGGTTATTTTGTATCTGTGCAAAAAGACCATCAGTTCCTTCAAAAGGTGCTTCTTCAACAACTATAGGTTGAGGTTCGGATTTAGCAGAAAGCAATATTGGAGCAACTGCGACCACGCCGACAGACAACCCTAGTCTTTTTATAAATTTTCTCCTATTCATTACTAAAATATTCTTTTAGTTCTTTTTCAATTTCATCTGTCAAATTAAATACATTACCCATCATTCCTGTAGAGTATAGTAAACAAATCCATCACGTTTATACCAATCACTACGTCTACGTACAGTATTATTAAATACCTCTAAACAGCCAGTTAAATACTGCGCCAATATAAAATCAGGAGTATCACTACCGTTCTCTTGAGAGTGCTTATTCAACAACCCTTCCAACTCCTTTTCAAATATTGAAACTCCTTCAACATCAGGAAACCTTTTCATTTTTAATTTCCAATCCAATTCATTTTCTGCTTTTTCTGCCATATCTATATATATTCAGTATTACAATTCACACAACTATAAATTGGCATATCGCCAAAAGCATCATGACAATTATCATTCACCATCGGAGCATCGCAACACGTACTTCTCAACACGAACAACTCCAAAAAAGAATCGAACGCACGGATCATAAACATTTCAATACTCAAGCACATAATTATCTTCCTGATATTAATACCTCACCATGTAATCCACTTGTATTAATATGTATTTCAGTAAAATCTAAAATATCCTCATGAACCCTAACATTTGATTTTGTTAGATTTTCAAAAAAACGAGTTATCTTTTCCTTAAACATTTCAGCACTCTCTAATTTTTCCTCTAGTTCATTATACGTTTCCACACTTAAAACTACTTCCTTAACAGGTATTTTAAACTCCTTAGCCATTCTTTCTGTTTTAAAAACCCTCCCGCCGTTTCTAACCATCACTAGGTCTGTAACAACCTCAACAGGAGGGTAAAATTAATTATTAACATAAAAACTTAAACACTTTATGAAAAAAGTATTACCATTCATTGTAGCCCAAAGGTACACAAAAAACTGCACACAGGAATAGTATTTGCCACTTTTTTACGAAAAAACTCCACATAGGAATAGTCTTTTTTTGACGCAACAAGCTGACACACAACTATATAACCCCTAAAACACACAAATCTATATTATAGTTATATATATAATTACAACACAAGCACACAAAACACGTCTCCGTAACAACCCCGTAGCCGTTTACAAACGGATAATTCCCGCAACGATTCGTTGAGGTTCACGATCACACAACACCAAAAAAAAAGCCAAGCTACTGCGCAGGCGACTACAACCATATTTTGCACACCTGTCTACGCCACGGCTTAGCAGTGGGTGTGGCGCGTGTTTGTCGCGAGGGGAAACCGTTTGGTTTACCCCCTCCCCTTGTATTTTCGCGGGCGTGCCTTCAAAACTTTTCGCTTTTTGTGTACGCTGTTTTTGGGCGTGCGGTTGACAAGCTATTCTGTAGATAGTGTTGAGGTTGCGCTCCGTTGAGGTGAATCAGTTTGACGTGTCAGGGGAAACGCTATTTTGCGCGCTTCTGCTGTGCGTACTCTTTTGCGTGGCGTGTGTACCTCAACGCGAGGGAATTCGTGTGAATGGTGCGCTCCTGCTTGTTGTGGTTGCGTTATTCGGGAGCGAGTGTACCATTGTGCGCGCTGTTGCGCTCTCCTGCTGTGATTCTGTGCGGAAAGTGTACACTTACACTTGTGTACGTGCGTGCGCTAAGAGCGGGAGCGGTTAAGCTGTTTGCGTGTTGGTGTTGCTTTGTTGTTGCGGTTGGTAGTGTGGATGGGTTGCGGGTGTAGATTGTGTTATATGTACGCGCGCGCGGGATTTGTTGCGTACAAACGTTTGTAGTCGTTTACAAACGGCTAGCGGTGGTGTGATGGTGTTTTATGGTGTAGATTTATTGCATTGTGCTTATGTCGTGAGTGTGAGTGTTTTCGGGGTGTTGTGTGTTGGTGTTGAAAATAAATGTATTTTTCTTTCTTAATTGTTTGGTATATTCAGAAAGATATGTATATTTGTAGTGGATTTAAACAATATATATTATGACATTTACAAACAAACTTAGATTATTATTTTTAGTAGTGATTCTTTTCGGCTTCACTTATTCAGCAACGGCGCAAGAACCTGCGTACAAAATTGTAGGCAGTGAGATAGTTAAGACCTCAACGGAGCGCGTGAAGGTTGCGCCAGTGAAGACAGAATACACTCATACGATTAAGGGTGTAGTTTATCCAGTGTACAAAGGTGCGAAGGGTGGCTACTTCATTAAGCGCGTGAGCAAGAAGACGGGCAAGGAATACAAGCAGTATTTAAAACTCGACTAAGCGAGGTTAAACAGGCATTAGGCTTAGAGCGTCCGCACTACTTTGGTGCGGGGTTGTAACAATCTTAAAATTAATTATCATGACTTCATTATTACCTTTATTAACTATCGTTTTTATTATTGCTGTTGTTTCATTGGCTGTTAAATATGGTTTCACAAACGGAGCGCGAAGTTCAACCCTTAAACATTAATTAACTCCCTACTTGCTTGCGTGCTGTAGTACGATGCTACCTTTCAAAAGGGCGCAAGCAACTAATAACAAAAAATATTTATCATGAAAGTAAACGCTATAACAAAATATATCTTTAAAGGTAAAGAGTATAATTCCTTACAAGAGATAAAAGAAGAAATACATAATACTATTGGTTTAGAAGTATTGGATAAAGTTTCTAAAACTTGCCCACTTGAAAAACACAAAGACTATTTTAAATTATTAGAATTATTGTGTAGTAAAGAAGTCAGAGAAATTTTAACAGAATGTTTTAACGTAAATTTTGACGAACCTATTACAGATTATGACGATAATTGTTTCAATGAAAACACTAAAGAAATTAATGTTTTAGATATATAAGTCGGTCGGGCGACATTAAACAGGCATTAAGCCCGAAGCGTTGCGGACGATTTCTCCCTAGTCCGCAGGTTGTAACAACAAAATAAATAATAATATCATGACAACAAAAACAAATTATTACAACAATCAATTAAAAGCAGTTAGTAAGAAAAGTAATTTCGCGCCTACTATTGTATTAAGCAACGAACATGGAAAAACTAATTACATGGATGTAAACGAAGAAAGCGCGCCTGTTTTTATAGAATGGCTTTCACAATTTAAAGCACCACCAACAACACAAGAACTTGAAAGAGAATTAACCTCTAATACTGAAACTTGGGTTAATAAATCATTTAATTTTATTCAAAAAGACGTTTACGAAAAAACTTTAGAGTGTGGATTGTACGAGTATATAAGACAATCAGAGCAAGACAACGATTTTTATAGTGATTATTTTGATAATTACGGACTGTGGGATGAATTTAAGCAGTATTTAAAAGATAATGAAGAAGAAGACAGCGAAGAAGTAAGAAAAACATTTTCAGAAGATGAAACAACCTCTTTCGATAGTTATGTAAACGACCAAGAGCAAGACAATTACCCGATGTGGAATACTTTATTTGAATTTAGAAGCGAACCTTCCGAAGAAATAATACAATCTTGTATAGATGCAGGATTCGGAATTATAGAAGGAATGGACGACTTTAATACGACTCTTTTCGTTAGTGGTTGCGGGTATTCTTTTTACGCTCAACATTGGATGCCTCTTTGGTTAAGTCTTCCATATACTGACAACGAAAAATATAAAAACACAAGTTATTCACATCTTTAAAATATTTTATTATGACATTACAAATAACAGATATTTCAGGAACAGGAGCGAAAGCAAAAAATCACGTAGAAGGCACTAAAAATACTTTGTATTCATACAACACCAAAGTAGCAGAATACGACACTAAAACAAACGAAATGCAAGTTTTCGGCTATCATTCAGTCACAACTGGAAGACATATAAACGCCTTCTTTAAATTGTTTGGACTACCAACACAAACCAAAAGCGAGTTAATTAAGAATTTCAATTTAGAAAGAACCGCCGAGCTAATTATTTCAATAGACATTAAAACTTCAAAAAGTATTAAGGATATATCTAAAGCATTAAAAAGGGGTATTTACAGAGGTTTAGATACGGAAGGCAGTTATATAGCACAACCAAAAGACGTTAAAATAAATTACTGCCAAGAACGATAATTGAAAGAGGTTGCGACCTCTTAAAAAAGGTTATTAAGTCGCAAGCGTTCCCGCTCATATTGGGCGGGAGGTTAACAACAAATCAACAAGATTATGACACAAGAAGCTATTTATTTAATTGATTTACTTGAAGACCAAGACAAGAAAAAAATAAAAAACTGGTTCGATAAGTTCGACAGTAGAAGCACAGATATAAATGATTGGCAAACTTATTTAGGTTTTGAATTAGAGCCTTATGGGTGTGATATTTGCCACCGTATAAGAAATAAAATAATGAGTGCGATAAGCCATTATTTTGGTGTTAAACATTTAGACGATAAAATATATAATTCTTTAGGTATTTTATATTTCAAAGAAGCCGTTAATCTTATTAAACAAGCCGAACCAATACGGATAAAAATTAAAGATGTTTATCCGCAAATTAAACAATTTTTATATAACTAAATACATGAAAGCAATCAATATAACAGTTGGCAACTACCAACTTGAAGAACTTGAAAACGGCAATTTTGAATTGCATTATACTGGCGACGGTTGGTAGAGTGTAACCCGCACCCGTGAACAGGTCGAAGAAAGTAAAAGTTTTTTTGACTTATGGATGAATTATGAATCTAAAAATATTTTGGTATGAGTAAAATTAGCAAGTTATTAGGTAAGGAAGCAATTCACGCAGATTTGGGAGCAGTCGAAGTTATTTCTGCTGTCAACGGTAGCCGTACAAAGGTCAATATTAAAGTGGTTCAACGCGCGAAGGGTTGGGATGAACAAAGTCAATCTTACAAGCCAGTAAAACGCTTTATTCCAACCCTCAACAAGTTAGGCGTTGAGATTGGTAAAACCTTTACACAGAAAAAATATAACGATAACCACAGCCAATACGGGCATGAAGATATTTGCCACATTGATAAATTAAAATTAGTATAATTATGGAAACAGCAGTTTTTGAAATAGAATTAAATGACGGTAGTATTTATAGAATATATTGTGCTAATCGTAGCCAAAAGAAACGATTCTTTAGAACTCTTACAAATTTAAGAAACGAAGACAAGGTAAAAAAATATAAAACCCTTACAAACGGAATTCATAATATTTCGCAATGGGAGAAACAAGCGGACATTTTATAAAATATTATTTGTTGTTATGGGGTGGCGATAACTTCAAAACCTCAACAACAAATTAACGAAACCTAATAATTTATATTTATGAAACTTATTCTAACATACAAACACACAAGAAACTTATTTACTAAAAATGAATTTAAGCCATTTGTGAAAAAATATTTTAAAGACATAAAATTTCTTGGAACTGAAAGCGGAAATTGGAATGCTAAAATTAGTATTTCAAATTGGGATGAAGTAAAAGATAATTTACCTAAATATGCTATCCCTGAAAAAATTGAAATTGATAAGTCTAAAATAACAATGCTTGAGGCTTTAGTCAACGGACAATTAGGTCTTGCAAGAGAAATATGTGGAGGTAATGAAGTTAATTGCCCGCAATATCAACAATTAAAATGGTAGCCATGGAAATTTGGAAAGATATTAAAGACTATGAATCACTTTATCAAGTGAGTAATTTAGGAAATATTAAATCTATTTCTAAAAATATAATATTAAAACAAGCTAAAGATAAAGACGGATATTTAAGAGTTAACCTTTCCAAGAATGGGAAGAAAAAAACCTTTCGCGTACACCAATTAGTTTACTATAATTTCAAGAGAATACCACCTAAAGGCATTGAAATAGACCATATTTTAGAAGGTAATAAAAACAACAATAGACTTGATAATCTTCAAGAACTATCACATAGATTAAATTCTTCTAAAGCAAAAAGTGTTAAAAATAAATCTAGTAAATATACTGGCGTTTGTTTTGTTAATAGTAAAAATAAATGGAAGGGTTATATATGGATTAATGGAAAGAAAAAACATCTCGGATATTTTGATAAAGAAATTGATGCGCATAACGCATACCAAGACAAATTAACAACAGCAATCTAAAAAGATATATTATGAAAACTCAAAAAATTAAAGACGCAGTAATGAACGGGCTAACTGTTAATTGGAAAAATTCTAATTATCAAGTTAAGCACGATCCAAAAATCGGTTTTTTTATCGAAGGTAATAAAGGAGACAACAGGATTGCTTTAACCCATAGTGATATGCAGACACTAAACGGTAAAGAAGATGATTTTTTTGCTACTGTAAAAGGCGAGAACGTTACAAAAAAAGGACTTAGAATATTTCATGTTTGGGGTACTCAAGGTAAAGAGCAAATCAGTTTATTTTTTGCTTCAAAAACCCCAATCGAAGTTGCTAAAAAATACCCCGAAAAAAACCTTTATATAAATCTCGCATCTATTAACCTAAAAACTATTTATAACGTAATACTTTAAATTATGATAACATTTGATACTAATATTCCAGTAAGATTAGACGGTAAAATCGTTGGACACATTAAAAGCAATGATGAAGGTAATTATTATTACAAACCGAAATCAGGAGCGCGTGGCGAAGTTATGCCAACGATAACCCAAGTTAAAAGAAGTTTGTTGAAAGAAGACGAGGTAAAGCCTATGATTAATACTAAAACCTGTATCACTATTCAGGGCAACGGTATTCATGTAATGGTTTGCGACTTTTCAGCAAAAGGAGGTTTTGAAAGACAAGATTTAAACCACACAAATACTTCTCCTATTGATAATACTTGTATTGATTGGACTTTAGTACAAGACCTAATTGAAAAAACTAATAATAAATTGAGTTATGAGTAAAAATATTCAACTTACAGATAAAAGCGAGAAGGTAATCGAAGTACTTAGAGATAAGCGAGATTGGGAAAAAGTAAGGATGCCAACCATGAGAGCAATTCATGGCTTATTAACTGAACTTAAAGTTCCTCATGAATTCAATGAGTTGGTAAACACTTTTAAGCATCAGACTAAGAAAAAATATAATAATCCTAATAACAAAGTAGGTAAGAAAGGTTTTAAAATTACCATTTGGAAAGAAGGAAAAATCATATTTAACATGGATTCTTCGGATTCTTATTACTCTTATAAAACTATAGAGTATTCAGAAGAACTATTAAAAATTATTGAACCTATAATATTATAATTATGAGTAAAGAAAAATTTACAAGCAGAAGAATTGACGGAGCTATCAACATTAGAATGGATGATGCTAAAGGCTATTGGAATGGAGATAAAAGAACAGTCGTTACCAACATTATACAAATTGCCGAAGAATACCTAAATGATAATTACGTTCTAACATTAAGACAGCTTTATTATCAATTAGTAGCTAGAGATATTATTCCTAATCACGATAAGGTTTATGCTAAAATTTCATCTATTAAAGACGATGTTGTTTATTCAGGGCTTGTTGATTGGGCTGTGTTTGAAGATAGAGGGCGAGTGCCATCAAGAGCATATTTTGAACACAATGTTAAAGACGCTTTACAAAGAACTGTTCAAAATTATTTCTTAGACCGTCAAGTAGGGCAAACCAATCATATTGAAGTATGGACTGAAAAAGACGCTATTTCAAGCATCTTAAAAAGAGCGACCAACCCAAAAACTATACGTTTAGTTGTTAATAAAGGGTACACTTCGTCTACTGCTATTTACGGTGCTTATGAGCGTTTTATTGAGGAAATTGAAAATGGTAAGAAAATTAAAATTCTATATTTTGGCGACCACGATCCGTCAGGTATGGATATGATAAGAGATATTCGAGAAAGAATTATGTTTATGTTTTTAAATGGTTGGCAATTTGAAAATATAGATGATCGTATTCAACAATGGTGGGAGGAAGAAGAAATGACTCTTTATGATGTATGCGATATGGAAGGTTACGAAGATGTTGCTAAAATAATTCATGAAGAAAGCGAAAAACTTGATAATTTATTTGAAGCAGGAAGAAGAAGGTTATTTATAGAAAGACACGATTTATTTGAAGTTATTCCAGTAGGTCTTACAATGGAGCAAATAAAAGAATATAAACCTCCACATAATCCTGCAAAAATGACAGACCCAAGAGCAAAAAAATACATTCAAAAGTATGGTGCTGTGAGTTGGGAGGTTGATGCTTTAAAGCCATCAATTATGTTATCAATAGTGAATAACGCTATTAATAATTTTATGGACTTAGATGTATTTAATGCGCTATTAGATAAAGAATCACAAGAGAAGAATACCATCGTAAAAATGATTGATTCCTTAAATAAAGAATAATGTCTAAACGATTAAATAAAGCCCTGCATAATCCTAAATGGATTGCACATAATATTGGCGACACATATAATATGCAGGGCGATAGTGATATTTGGAAAATCGCCTATTATCCTATATTCGAGAATGGAAAGTCAGGTGTTGAATACCAAGAACCAAGAGCATTAGTTGAAAAACCAATGTTAAACGGCACAGATTTTAGAGAAGTGCCATTAAGATATTTAACCAAAATAATATAAAACCCATGAAGTTAATTACATTAACATCAGCAATTTTGAGAGCGATACTTTGTTTTATCGATCCAAACAACACGCCTAAAATATGTGGCGACAATGACGATTACACCGAAGCACTTATCGAAAAAGTTAAATCCGCAGTCGGAGAAAAGGACGGAACACAAAGAGTTAATATTACTTTCCATAAAGGAGAGGAAAAACTTTATCAACAATTTGTAATCGTATGTGAGAAAATAGAAAGTAATTTTTCTTTCTTTCGTGAAAAAGACACTAAAATTACAGATCGATTCTTTTTAGAAGAAACAGTCCACAGATTGAAAAATAAAGATATGGAATATGTCGAAACCTTAACTTCTGATTGGCTTCAAGAAATGGTTGAAAAAATACCACTCACAGAAGAAGAAAGAACTGCTTTTATTAAAGATAAACTTGGATGGGATGAAGACTTTACTCATTCAGCTTATTTTAAAAGCGAAAAAACACTTGTTAAATTTCTTAAAGGAGAATAGTCATGATAACTTTAGTAGTAAATGTCCAAGTTGAGGTCAACGAAAGCCAGTACAAGCTAATCCAATCAAAATATAGTTGGGCTGTCGGCTACCGAAAAGAAGAAGGTAAGTTCTTTATTAAACCTAAAATATTTTATGGTTATAAAAAAGAAATTGAACAAAAGTTGAATGAATTAAATTAATATCCTATGAGTGTAACAGTAGTTAAAAAATGTTGTGGACTTTGTCCTTATTCAAGGAAAAACACCTTGTTTATACACCCCGAAAGAGCAGAGGAATTTGCCTATCAAGCAGACAATCCTTTTACAGATTTTGTTTGTCATAAAACAGGAGTAGTTCACGAAGACCATCCTGATGAAGACCGACAAAATGAAATTGTACGGGGAGAAAAATCATTGACTTGTGCGGGCTTCCATGCGATGCAACATTTAGTTAATGGTACAGAAGAAAATTCTGAAATAGAAATTGACTATGCCGATCATTTTTCTGATGTATGGGAAATGACAGAACACCATCAAAATGAATGGGATAAAAAACACTAAAACCTCAACAATGATTGAAATAGTAGAATTACAAAGCCACCTTCCAAATGTTACGACTGTTTGTATTGAAAATGGGAACTTATGGAAACCAGTTGTCGGAGTGATAAGACCCTCAAAAATTTTGAAGGAAAGACTAATAATTATGTGGAATTAAAAATATACCAATGAACAAGCCTTTAGAAGAATATATAATCCTAACAAGTAAAACGAATATGTCAATATTTACAACCAAAGAGTATTCAGAATGTTATGATTTTATTAGAAAAAATCCTGACGTGAAATTTAACACGATCAATTACAACGCAAAACCCTCATACATTTCTAAACCTGATTTTCTTGAGAATTATTTTAAGGTTACGAATGATGAACCACGTTTATTTGAACTTGTAGATGTATTGCTTCCTAAGTATAGTAACGCTAGTTATTTCATTTCAAAATTAAATGGTGGAAAAAAACTCCTAGAGAGATATAAAAATTTTAAACAAGTAACCGATAAACATTTATAATTATGAAAAAAACAATTTTATTAATGCTATTTGTAACAATAGCATACGCACAAGAAGTAAAGAAAATTGATGTTTACGCAGGTGTAGACATTGCAAACGCCATCATTGGAGGTAAAAAACTTGACAATGGAGAGCGTAGAAACGAGCAAGCAATCGCTTTAAAGGTTGGAGCAACCCTTACTACCAATAAAATGAAATGGGGCGCTTATATCACAGAATTCAATGAAATAGGCTACAGGTCGTTTGGTGGAAAAATAGGCTACACGATTACTTTTGAAGATGTTTTTAGAGGTGATACAGATTTAGCAATTATTCCTTCCATACAAGGTGAATGGGTGTGGAGAGATAAAGAACTTCATACAGAAAGATACCAAGGTTCAGCTTCGGGAAATTGGGGCTTAGCTTTAGACTTCCAGTTGGATGAATTATTTAAAGGAAGCCCATGGTTTTTTGAATTAGGACTTGCTATGCAATACCGTAGCGACAAATATAATCTTTGGGGCAGAGACGTTGATCCAAAAGGTCTTTTTCCTGCTCTTTGGGAAAATAAAGAAGCTTACTTCATTATTGGAGTAGAAATATTTAACCGTAAAAACGAATAATTATGCCAACAACTGTAGCTTCATATACGTTAGAAGAACTAGCGTTAAAAGAATCTAAAAATCATTTACATCTTAAAATAGATAAAGATACTGCAATATCTATCGAAATTGTAGATGGAAAAACTGAAATAAGATTTCCTTATGGAAATAAATTTGACACTTTAAAAGGAAGAATAATTAAAGTTTATAAAAGTTAACCATGGCAAAAGTAGCACCAAAATATTTAGGAGACGGACTATATGTTTCATTCGATGGATTTCAAATAGCAATAGCTGTTAATCACCATCTAAAATGTAGTAGCGTATTTAGACTCTAATGTAGCAACAGGACTTGTTGACTATATAAATGAAACCAAAAAATAGTTAAAGATGGCAAGATGTGAAGACTGCGGTTGCAAGGTCTATGGTGGACATTGTGTAAACTGCCACGAAGAAATTTATATCGAGCGTCAATACCATGACCTCAACCAAGATGTACCGCCTATCATTTATGATAAAGCGAGAGAACAAGAACGTAACCCAAGTAAAACCGAATAATTATGGCTTTTAATAAAGAGCAAAAAGAAATATGGAAAAAATGGCTTAACGAAAGACCCGAAAACGTTAAAGCTGTAGCAGAAAGAACGGAAAGGCTATGCCGTCATATTTTTCCGATAGGAAAATATGCAATATAAACATTGTTAACTGCTGTTATTTTAGCGTTGGCAAATTGCGAGGAACGAAGCAAAGTAAATATAATATTATGAAAGAAAATTTTACAAAAAAAGATATGAAGTCATTTGCTGATTGGTGCAGAAACGGACTTTTAAATACCGAATATTCTGTTGACAAATTAGACCAACATTTGAGGAAATGGAATGAATTACAGGAAAAAAAGCAAGGAAGAATTATTGAAGACGGTCATGGTGGAAGATAGAATGCTAAATGTCCAACTTGCAAAAATGAAACAATGCAAATAGTTAGAATAGGTAAAGTGCAATGCTCTAAATGCTCTTAAATCAGTGTAGATGGAGAAAAATATATTAACTACAACGGCAAAATGTATGGTGTCGTAGCGTAAAAACCCCTTACTATACAAGCATAAAACTACTTATAAAATGAGGTATAATTTAATTAATAAACAACTACCTAAGCTATGCAATATACATATTGTTGTGCTTAGTACGGTTAAATAAGCAAAGACTATGGAAGAATTACTATACGTTAGAAGAACAAACGGACGTTTCCGAAGAAAAAGCCCTACCCTAAAACTTGAAATAAATGGCAATAGATTTATATTAAGTGAAAAGGCACAAGAAAACACTAAGTTAAAAAATGATGATGGTGTAATGTTTGGCTTCAATTATAAGCAAAAAAAAGCCTATATGTTTAAAGATGATGAGCCTGATGCTTTTATGTTAAGAACAAAATCTGTAAATGATAACGGACTCAGATTTACAAGCAAAGACCTTGCAAACCACTTTATTGATTGCTTTAATATTGATATGGATAAAAGCACTTATTTTTTTGCTGTTGCTGATAAGCCAAATGAAAAAGGGGCTTTTTTAATAGAACTAAAGTAGTATTAAGCACAACTACAAATAGGTATGTGGTTTGTGCCTTTTAAAAAACGAACCTTTGAATTATTAACCAACTGCAAAGCTGAATTATAGGTGTAGTTAGCAAACGTTTTTAAGATGGAATATATAGATAAAGTACTTATTAAATTAAAAAGACAATACAGTAAAGATGAAACAGTAGCAGCTTTGACTAAAAAACTAAAAGAAGCAGAAATTGAAAACGGAAAGTTAAGTGCTGAATTAGACCATTTAGAATATAAGTTGTTAGGAAGTATAAATAAGCAAGAAGAACAAAAATTAGCAAGAATAGAAGCACGGAAAAATAAACTCTTCCAAAATTCTATGGCACAAAATAAAAAGCTGCGTAAGCAAGTAAGTGAACTTAGAAAATTGAGAGGTGAATTATTTGCAAAAATAAACAAAATGAAAAGTGATTAGTAAATGTTTGCTACGTGGTTGTGTATGCCACGTTGCGGGATTAATAACTTAAAAATATAAATTATGAATGATTTTCAAATGTATGAAGAAGGTAGAAAAGAAGCAGAAGCCAAGCAATGTGATATACACTTTGTTATACATATGGCACGGATTAAAAACTAAAAACTTTAAATATTATGGATATTAGAATTGAAAATATTTTTGAGGAAGAAATGCAAGGTGATACCTCTTTTTTAGATAAAGGAAGCGGTTTAAGCCGATTATTTGGAAGAAGTAGTTATAGTGATATGGATATGCGAGAAACTTGGCATAAAGGTATAAAACACGGAATAGAGATAGGTTTAAATCGCACTAGCATACAAGGACAGGTTATTGAATTAAACAACAACACGCCAGAAGGTAAAAACAAAGAGTTTCTAAAAAAGTTCTATAAGTTGGCAGAAGAATACAAATGTGCGATTGAGTACCATCCGCAAAAAGGTATGATTGTTATAGACCGAGATTATAATGCTTGTGTATAACGGTAAATGTGTAAGATTAGTTGCGATTAGATAACCTAAAAATTAGTAAAAAATGATTACATTAAAACAATTAAAAAGTAAATTAGAGAAAGACTTTGGATGGGAAAACCTAGAGTCTGACGATAATAAATGGTTTGTAGATAATTTGTTAAAAGACACTATACAAGCTATTGAGGTTATACGTTGTTGTAACACGTTAAAGACTAAAGATAGAATAGCCTTTCACGTTTTTGCAGAAATTAACAAGTACACTAAATGCTTTGAAGGATATAAAAGAGACGGAAAGACTTTTAGTGAAACAGAGGTCTTAAAAATATACAATACATATTTACAAAGCATTTAATGTTTTACAACGGATAGTAATATGAAAAGTTGCTGAATTAAGCTAAAAATTAATAAATATGCCATAAAAAATAAAAAAAGCATGGCAATAAAAACTGTAAAATTATGATGATACCGAGAGAATTTAACGAAGCTATGAATGAGCAAAGAAGAAAGAAGTTTAATATGAATAACATACAAGATGCTTTAAATTTTAAAAGCGTTACTCAGACTGAACTATGTGAAAAAATAGATAAAAGTTTTAATATGGTAAACTCTTATTGTAGAAATAGAAGGCAACCAAGTATTAAAGTTTTGTTTGAAATAGCAAAATCATTAGAAATTCCTGCGAGTGATTTGATAAATGATAATTATTTGGGATGATTAAAAAGCAAAAAAGGCTTTTATTTTTTCTTCGATTAAGCACAGGATTTAATTAAAGAGAACGAACCTAAGAAATTTTTTATATTACGTGTTAGCAACTGGCGCACCTAACACGTAATACTTGCGAAACGATTATGCGCTTGTTGCTAACTCCTGATAAAACATACATCGATATTCGGGAAGATTCTAATTCAGGAAACAGATATAGACCAGTATCTTATGAAGAAGAAGCTGACGATACAGTTACCGTTACTTGTCAAAAAGCCAATAAAGAGTTTCCATTATTAGGAGGATATAATGTTTTCGGAATAAACCCCGATAATTTAAAAGAAATTAAAGAATAGAAATTATGAAAACAATAAAAGAGTTAAGAACTTCACTAAGTTTTAATCCACACGAAATAAATAGTCAAATAAAATATTTTGCTGAAAATGTAATTATTGACTTTAATGTATTTCTACCCTCAAAAGGTATGAATCTGCAAAGAGACTTTGTTTGGGATATTCACCAAAAGAGAGAATTAATATGGTCTATTTTAATGAATAGAAATATTCCTAGAATGGCAATGATGAATATTATTACTAAAGATAATATTGATGGAGTGTACCAAGTAATAGATGGAAAACAAAGGCTATCTACTATGCTAGATTTTTATAACAATAGATTTCATTTAGAAATTGATAACAAGTATTATTTGTTTGATGATTTACCTAAAGACTATAAAAATGTAATACAAGGCTATCAATTCGCATATTACGTAGCAAATGAACCGACAGAAAATACTTTTACAGATGAAGATAAGATTAAGTGGTTTATGTATATAAATTTCGCAGGAACACCACAAAACAAAGAACATTTTGACTTATTAAAATAGAAATTATGAAACTACTATCAATGAGATTGTTTGTATTATGGATCAGAGGTATGATTACAAGCGAATTATGTGAAGCAATACCTCAACGATTTAAAAAACCTGTTTGGACGGGAGATAAAGATGAAGCGGTAAAATACATTCTCGCTTTAGACGCTATTAAATGGGATGTTACTGGTGAATATGCTAAATTTTTAAGCCGACCTATTGAACTAGGGATGTTTGTTCCTTGTGATGATGAAGGTAGTCCGCTAGAAAAACCTCCAAAATTAGATTCTTTTTTGGAGTTTAGAGGTAAAGGAAATCCACCTGCTTTAGAATTTAAAAGAAAAGCTTATAAATCCGCAGAAGAAAAAGTGCTGTTTAAAGGATGGGAGTTTAAAGACATTGAGAGAATAGGAACTAAATCCACTTTAAAAAACGTCTTACATAAAGAAGGAGATAAATTCACCGTCGATTTTGAAAAAGGATATTTATGGGGAATCGATTGTCGAACCAGTTGGGGAGATATGAAAGGATGGACGATTGAAAACCTTGTCGATATGGAAATTGAACTTACTAAATCAGCAATTAAACAAATACTACGATGAAGAAAATAAATAAAATATCAAGACTTGATGCGTTACAATATGAAGTTCATTCTCATTGTATAGCTTCTTGGGTTAGTAATAATTTTATTCAAGAGTTATTCTCAAGATATTTTGCTTGGAAAGTAGCTCGTAAGTATAAAAGATATTCTACTTCTGTAGATTTTAGAAATAAAATAAGTAATTAATTATGAAAAAACATGAAGACAAATCAATCCAATGTAGCATCTGCGGATTACCAATCGAAGAAGGAGAAGTAAATAACTGCACTCCTATGTTCAACTGCCTAAACACAACTATAGCGCAAGAAAACGCTATGAAAAACTAAAAAGCATGAAAACAATTAATTATAATATTAGCAAAAAATATTTATCCCATTGGGGTATTGAACAAGCATTAAGAGAAATAATGCAAAACTTCATGGATTATGGTGAATATGATATTGATATTCTTGAAAATCAACATATAACAATCACAAGTTCATTTGTTCCTGTAGATTTAAGCTTCCTAGCGATAGGTAATAGTGAGAAAAAAGAAGGCGCGAGAGGAAAGTATGGAGAAGGATTGAAAATGGCTCTTTTGATATTCGCCCGTGAAAATATGTTCATTCAAATAGAAACAGAAAAGCATACTATTATCCCTGAATTCACAGAAACAGAACTTGGAGAAACTTTTTGCATCAAACTTTCAGAAAACACACCTAATAAAGAAGGGTTTAAAATTACTTTTGATATTGATATTGATTTTTGGTTAGACTATTATCATAATAAACTTGTTCATGAACATGATATAATTTTTGATGATAATTACTACGGAAGAATAGTAGACAAACCAAGAGGTAATGTTTTTTGTGGAGGTATTTTTGTTGCTCATTTAAAAAATCTAAGTAAATCATACGACATAAATGTTCAGCACCTTCCATTAACAAGAGATCGGAATCTTCCTCAAACTTGGGATATAAATTGGGCTACTTCAAAAATTAATGATAAACAAGGAATAATAAGTATTCAGGATTTTACTCATAACGATACTATTTTTATTGAAAAAATACCCGAAAAACTTAAAAAAGACATTCGACCTATGCTTATTGGTAATTCTATTGAAGCCACCTATAAAGATAAAGGTAAAGATGTTGTTATTAAGAATGATAATGTAAAAAAAGCTATGCTAAAAGATGGTTTTTTCGACAGAACAATAAAAAGACTTAGAAACTATTTACTTAAAAAGATTGGGGTATATGAAATGCTTGTTCAGTTTAAGAAAAAACATGTTCATTCAGAAGAAGCTAGAATAGAGTTCGACACAATTCTTTCACGAATAGAACAACAACCTATTCAAGATGGAAAATAAATTCATAGACGACTTAGAAAAGTTTATTTCTAAACATCCATATTACAAAAAACATGGAGTTTCTTTAAATAGAACTTCTGTTTATGGTCTTATGGGGCAAATGAAGGTAGAATTTAACGATCAAAATGAAATAAAAAATAACTTATTAATTCAATACTAATGAAAAAATTACTATTAAATCATATAACTCCTTATGCTGATAAAGCATTATACGGATTATTTAACGGAAAAAAAGATATTGTAACGGAAATAGATTTTGAAAATGGTATTATTTCCAGTATGAATAATGGAAATGTATTAGTAAAAGACTTTATACCACTACTAATGCCTTTATCGTATCTTACTAAGAAAATTACACACCAAGGGAAAGAGTTTATTCCATTAGCAGAACTACTAATAGCCATACCCGAAGCATCTTTTAGATTTAGAAATCATAAAAATACTGTTATCAGATGTTGGGAAGATAAAGAAGGTGGAAACAGATTAAAGTTCTGTCTACCTCCAATAATGGGATTAAACGAATATCAACACGTTCAAAAAATAATCGAATGGCATTTTGATTTTCAAAATTTGATACCTCAAAAATTAGCTTGTGATAAAACTAAATTTAATAAATAATTATGGAAAGTTTCGACCAAAAACACGCGAAAGAAATAGGTGAACAAGCGCAAGTATTCGCGCTAGAACTCAAGGAGATTCACGCCCTCCACGGCACACAATACGTCCTTGACCTTGTTTACAATTTAGTTGAACAGGTTCAGTCTAATACTGAATGGAATAAAAACACCTCCTGCTCCAAAGGCTGTTCGTTTTGTTGTCATGATGAAATCAACATTAGTGATTGGGAAGCGGAAAGGATTATTGAAAATATAAAAGACTATAATCCTGATATGAATTTATTGAAAATTCAAAATTCTGTAGATGATATTAGCAAACTCCCATGGAAAGATCAAAAATGTTCTTTACTTGATAAAGAAGGTAATTGTTCTGTTTATGAAAACCGCCCGCTTGTGTGTAGAACTCACAACAGTATTGACGAACCTCAATTATGTCATTTAGACAATAACCCAACTAAAGGACACGGACAAATATTTACCATACCTACACAGGCACTTCATTTTGCTATGCTAATTGCAACAACCGACAAGTTTAATAAAATGCATAAAATATTGTTTAACGCTAAATCATAATATTATGGATAATTTTAATGGATTTTTAGAATGGTGGTATCACCGAGTTAAAGGAAACCTTTTAACTAACGACCAGTTCTTTTCTTTACAAGAAAAATTTCAAAAAGACGAAATAAAATACGCCAATGTATAAGTTAATAACCAAGAACGAAACAGTAGTTAAATCGTACAGCATCAGTGATTTATGGAAATTTATAATGACTAACAGAACTTGGGATTATAAATTCTTTATAAACTACACACCAATAACAGAGGATGATTTTCTAAAAACCTATCTTAAAATAACAGGGGATTATAATTCATACCTTTTTATTTATCGAGTATTAAAACCACAAAAAACAATTTACCAATGGGCTACGCGTACAAAAATATAGAAGACGTTTTTAAAGAAGCAAAAGCAAAGATCGCTGACAACAAGCTCACAATTAAAGAGCTTTCGGAAAACGCGCCAATAAATGAAGAACTCCTGAATATTCTTCTTGATGATTCCAATGGAGTTGTAAAAGGACTTTCAGATTTAGTTGCTTTTATGAAAATTAGAATAACTAGCACCAAGCACAACAAATTTATCACACATCGGTTTGTTGAAAGTGATGAACAAATTAAAGTTATCAGAACACTTCACCCAAAATGCTCCATGGTTTATGATATTGTAGGTAAAAAATTCTATGATTTTAAAACAAAATACAAAGCAGATGTAATTTCACCTCACGACAAACAGTTGATTATCAATGATATGGCAAAAGAAGTGGAAATATATTTGGGTGTATAAAATATAATTTGTAATTTTACTGTAATTATTTACAATTTATGGAATTTAAACGTGTTTATTTAGCTTTTGATGGAAAATACTACAAAATAGGGAATAGTATGTTTCCTGAAAAAAGAATGAAAGATTTAAGAAAAGATAATCCATCTATAAGATTATTATATCATAATTTTGGAGGAACAACCGAAAAACAACTTCATGAAATTTTTAAAGAGAATAATGTCTTTGGTGAATGGTTTGATTTATCTAAAAAACAAGTAGATGAAGTGCTTTACCTTATTGACAACAAACATCCCGATTATAAAGACGAACATAAAGGCATGAATTCTTTAGAGATAGAGGTTTATGAGTTAAGAAAAAAACTAAAACTTTATGGCGTTAAAGACCCAAAAGCTTATTTTTCAAGAATGTTCCCTGAATTTAACAAAAACAAATCCGAAGTTTATAGATTAGATAACCTATGGTACTTTAAAATCACTGATCCTGAATTTAATAATAAATTAAAAGTATTTGTAGCTTACATTAAAAAAGAATTTGGCTTTGAAAAAGAAGAACCTGTAATAGATACGAATGGAAAAAAATAATTATATAATAAGAATTAAACAAATCAAAAAAGAGCTTACAGATATTGGAGTTATACACCCAATAGTTTCTTTTCTTATTAAATATCCTGAATTAAATACAGATTATTTTGATTTACTTTGGGAAGCTAAAGAAGTTAATAATACTTTTTTAGAAAAATTAGAATGTTTCTTGAAATATAAAAAAGTTGAATTTGAAAATTAATTTTAATAAATAATATATGTCTGACCAACCTAAGAATATAGAGCTTACAAAAGCTATTATAGAAGTAATGAAGGAAATTAAGGGTGTTGAAAAAAACACTCAAGTAGGAAAAGCAAGTAATTCTTCTTCTTATAAAGGAGTTTCCGACCAAGATGTTAAAGAGGTTGTACAAGCTTCTATGGCAAAACACGGGCTTTGTATTCTTCCTATAGATGTTGAGCCTAACACTAAAATTAGACGTTGGGAAGAAGAAAAAATTTGGAATGGAAAGTCCGAAGGGATGAAAATGAAACAAAGTGTCTTCGTTGAGGTTAAAACGAAATACTTATTAATGCATGTAAGCGGTGAGAGTCAAGTTATTTGCGGTGCAGGACACGGAAACGACCCTATGGATAAAGCTATAGGAAAAGCAACTACATACGCTTTAAAATACGCTCTTTTATACACGTTTTTAATTCCTACTGGAACAATAGATGATAGTGATAACACTCATTCAAATGAGCAAGAAGTTCCTAAAAAGAAAAAGGAAAATCAGAAACCTCAACAAAAAAAAGAGCTTCCTGTTTTAGTTAAAGGTTCAGAGGATTGGATTAAAATAGAAAGGTTTCATAATCAAGGTGTTTTAAAATCTTTAGCGCAAATAACTAAAATGTTTACTGTTGATGAAGTCCTTCAAGCTGAAATATTAAAAATGATTAAAAGCCCTGCTGATTTTCCTAAAAATGAAGATCAAAAACAGAATCTTTCAAAGGATCAATACGACAAGGCTATGAGAATGAGAACTCCTGAAAAAATTCAAGAGCTTCTTGACAATTACGAAATGGAGGATGATGCGCGTAGAGGGCTTCAAAGTAAATTAGATCAGCTTAATGGAAAAGATACCACTAGCGCATCTTAAAAAGTATTTTAAGAGTTATAAATATACTGACGAACCTATTAAAATATATGAAGGAACAGTAGTTGAAAATCAAAAGTTATTTGTTGCTTCTATGATAAAACTTTTAGATGCTAACACAGGAAATATAAACTATGAACCATACTATAATCACTTAGTTGCGTTTTATAAAAAAGTAAAAAAGGATGAAAACAAAGACGATCAAAAAAATAATAACAGTAAAAATTGAAGCGTGGCTTGACAGTATTAAAGACCCTGTAGTTCAAAACGCTTGTAAACAAGATTTAATTGTAACAGGAGGAAGTATTGCTTCAATGTTACTTCAACAAGATGTAAACGACTACGACCTTTATTTTAAAACTAAAAAAACAGTTCAACTTGTAACGGAATATTATTTAAAACAAATAAATCCAAACTACATAAACAGGATTTCTAGTTCAGAAATATTATGTGTTACCAGTGATAATATTCCAACCATGGAGTATGAAAACGCTGTTGAACAATCGAAATGGGCGCACTTTAAAGAAGGTCTTGAGAGAACAGATGAAGAAAGGATTAAAGTATATATACCTCATATTGGATATTGGAGAAGAAGCGACGAAAAGGAATCTAAAAAAACTAAAAGCCCAAAAGCAAATAGTTTTACACCAATCTATCTTACTGAAAATGCAATTACACTTTCAGATGATATTCAATTAGTGATCCGCTTTTTTGGTGATGCTAAAAAAATTCATGAAAACTATGATTTTGCACACGCGACCAACTACTTTCATTTTGAAAATGGAAAATATAGACTCGTACTTCGCAAGCAAGCTTTAGAAGCCCTTATCACAAGAGAACTTATTTACATCGGCTCTAAATACCCTCTTACTTCCGTTATTAGAACAAAGAAATTTTTAGCTAGAGGATTTAATATTTCAGCAGGTACTTACTTAAAAATATTATGGCAAGTAGCTGAATTAAATTTAAAAGACCCTATAACCCTACAAGAACAGTTGATTGGAGTTGATATAGCATATTTTTCAGAGTTAATCGAACTATTAACTGTTGTAGAATCAAAAGAGCTTACTTATAATTATGTAAGCTCCATTATCGATAGAGTTTTTAACGATGATTCAGAAGAAATATAATATTTATTGTTATGGATAATTTATGGTGGGGCTACCTACACACAAACGGACACGTACAGGTTAAAAGATATTTTAACCAACAAGATATTGAAGAAGCAAATGAATCTCCATTTGCCGAAAAAGTTACAGGTTCATTTCCTGCAAAAGACAGGGATGATGCTATTTTAAAAGCAAAAAAAGCATTAGGACTTTTTGAAGTAAAAAATGATCTAGTATTTAGAGCATTTCTTACAGGGAAGAAACAATTTATTTACAGTAATAATTATAAAAATTTAAGTGGGTTTTTTAAAGCTTGTGAACAGCATAAACACTACGGATATGATTATGTCGTAGATCGTTTTTTTGGACTTAAAGATAAAAACGGAAAGAAAATATTTGAAAGAGATATTTTAAATTTTGAAGCCCATGAATGGAATCGTGCTAGCTTTAAATCTCAAGCTGAATGGGAATTTCCTATGTGGGAAGTAATTTACGATACTGAATATGGAGCGTGGAGTACAGGAGGTGGAACTAATTCAGAATGTTCGTCATACAAAGAAGTTTGTGGAAACACTCATGAAAATCATGAATTACTAAAAAAATAAAATGAGTAGAGATATAAAATTTAGAGCGTGGGATATTCAAGATAAAAGACTTATAATTGATACTCAAGATTTTATCCCTTTAAAAATAACCTCTATAGGAGTTTTAAAATTAGACCCATCAAACAAACAAGATAAATGGCTTCTAATAGATCGCGATAGGTTTATATTAAGTCAATATATTGGATTAAAGGATAGAAATGGCATTGAAATTTATGAAGGAGATATTGTTAAGATTCCTAATGATTGGGATAAATACGGAATGACGGCAGGTGAAATTTATGAAATATATTTTGCTTATGGTGGATTCAGGTTAAAGCCTAAATATAATAAAAAAGGGAAAGGGCATTGGCTTGATGATGGAAATGATGTTACAATAATTGGAAATATTTATAAAAACCCTGAACTTTTAAAAAACGAATAGCATGGAGAAAAAAAGATTATTCCAAGTATTAGATGATATGAATGTTGAAGACACTGAAAAAGGTACTCAATTAGTTTCTGTTTCAGGTACTTTAATTTCCGCAGACAAAGTAAAACAAGGAACAAAAGTTTCAATGGGAACTGATTCTAGCGATGTATTTGATCTAATGAATGATAAAGTAATTCCTGTTCTTCTTTTAATTAATAAAGAAGAATATAATAAAAGAATGAACCCTTGAATAACGAAGAACTACACTGGCATTATAGCCAACAGGAACAAGAACGCTTAGATGAAAACCATGTAAGCGGAGGAATCAATTTAGAACTTGAAAATATATTATAAATGAAAATGCTTTATCATATAAATCATTGGAATCCTAAAGCGGGAATGTCAACCTGTGGTTTTTCGATAGAACTATATCCTGAATGGAAAAATCAAATTGCTAAATCTGATTTAACACAAGAAAAAATTGATAATGTTGTTAGTAAATTATCAGAATTATGGTTAACAAATCATGGGTATAATTTTGAGTTACATAAATACGGAGCAATAAGAGTCTCATGGGGAGAATGGGGAATGGAGCATATCACGGTTATTGGTAATGCTTGTGGTTTAGATATATGTAATGGTAATTTTGAAGAAAATAAAGAACTACAACCTCACAACGTTGATAGTTTAAAACAGGCAAGCTTAATATTAACTATATTTTTATGGCTTGCGGATTATATCGTATTACAAATTAAATTAAATAAAGACACATGAACAGAGCAACATTATTAGGAAACATAGGGAATGACCCTGAAATTATCAATCTTGAAAGCGGTAGTAAAATCGCTAAATTCAGTCTAGCTACAAACAAAAGCTATAAAAACGCTCAAGGTGAAAAAGTGAACGAAACTCAATGGCACAACATTGTGTGCTTTGGAAAATTGTCTGATGTAGTTGAGCAACACTTTCAGAAAGGGAAGAAAATGCTTGTTGAAGGTGAAATCACTACCCGTAGTTGGGATGATAAAGAAGGTAACAAAAGATATATTACCGAAATCGTTATGTCTAATTTTGAATTCGCAGGATAATGGATGATTTAAAAGAAGAAAAAACCGTCAGGGAAGAAGTGATTGACGATCTAATGAATAAAAAGATTCGTTTAAGTTATTCTGCTTTAAAGAATTTCACCTCCCCAATTAACTTAGTTAACTACTACGTTAAAAAAAGAACGCAACAGAAAGTCCAAACTCCTGCTATGTTGGAGGGAATCGCTTCGGATGTTTATCTACTTGAACCTCATAATTATGAAAGTAAAATAGAGGTTATAGATAAAGTTCCTACTACAGCTATTCAGGTTGGATTTACTCAAGACCTTTTGCTTTCAATTAAAGATCAAGAAATTTCCGATGAATTAATTCAGAAAGCATACAGCAATCACTATTCAAAAGGAACTCCTGATAAAATATATGAGTCCTTAAAACCATATATCAACGCTACTTCATTAGGAAAAACTATTATTGATAGCGCTACAGATAAAAGAGTGAAAGAACTCACTGACGCTCTTAATATGCAAATGGATGTATCATTATTAATGTCGCGCATATCCTCGGTACAAAAGCGTTTAGAATGGCAGGACGAAGGTTGGGATTTTATTGCTTATCTTGACATGGAGCTTGAAGAAGAAGATATTTGTGATGTAAAGAGGACTAAAGATGCCGAACCTGATTTTTTTGAAAGAGATATTAGGTATAATAAGTATTATTTTCAAGGAGGAATGTATTGCTACGCTTACTATTTATTATATGGGAAATTACCCAACTATACCTTATTAGCGTATGACACTACGTCTAATTATGATATATTTAAGCTTGATTATGGGTATATCCAGTATGGAATTACTGAATATAGGTATAAATTAGAGCAGTTAAATAAAGCAATAAAAACAAATTCATTTTGGAAATCTTACGGATTTTTTAAGCCTGATAGACAGGTTTACAAACCTAAGTGGGTTCAAGGATTTGAATTAGAAAAGCCAATGAAAAAGCTTTATAAAAACACATATCAAGAACCAAAAAATTAAATAAAATGACTTGTAGATATTTTGAATAAATGCGTTTGGACGAGGGTTCGACTCCCTCCGACTCCACATTCTTTGAATCGCCGTTTAAAGTTTAGTGTGGTAGACACTATATTCTACCTTTTTAGGGGTCGCTTGGTTTTGACAGCGCACAGAAGCATTATGGAGAGTTGTTTAACTATAACTTCAAAAGTTATAAACTTTTTCCCTGCACCGCTTAGAGCAGTAGCATAGAAACGCTTGGGGGAGCGACATCCCCCTTTTATTGAAATAAAATATGAGTAAATTAAAACCAACCCTTAAGGAAGTATTACGAGAAGATCAGCCATGGGCTTTAAAAGACTTGTTAGAAAAACTTATTGAATTTCCTAAAGGAAAATATAAGCATTTTAGAAAATCAATAACAAGACCTCTTAAAAAATGGTCGCCTATGAAATGGTTTGGATATACTCATATAAATAAAATGTTAGGATGTGGAGAAGACCGATATATTTCTAAACTTAGGTTCTTTAAATATATTCCAAGAAATTAGATTTGGCTTAATAGCAGAGCCACTTAATTAGAAATCTGCTAATATTTTAAATAAAAAAGCCTTTAAGAGAGGTAAAACAATTATGAAGAAAATATTAATATTATTAATGTTGCCAATGCTATTTATAGCTTGCCAAAAAGAAACTGTAGATGAAACTATAGTCAATCTAAAAAAAGACGCTCCTGAATTATTAGAAGCTAAAAAAAACCAAGAACAAACAATTATTGATGTAAGTAAAATTGATTTTACAGAAACAAAGTATGATGAAGCGCGTAAAGTGTTTAAAAATATGTTACATAGTGAAAATCAAGTATTATTTATAATAAACGTTAAAGATGAAGTGTCTTGGAAAGAGTATTTATTTTATAAATATGCTACTACATTTGTAAATGAGTTTACAGAAACAAATAATCAGCTTAGATACCATAAAGACAGTAAAACAATATATTTAGCTAATTCACAAACTAATCAAATTAATACAGATATAGACTATCAAGAAAGTCTTCAAGAACGTGCAAATTGCGCTTGGGTATGTAATGATTGTCCTGCTGATGGCACTTGCTTATATATGTGGGTGCATCAATGTAGATGTTGTGTGTACCAGTGTTGTCATAACGAAGAATAAATAAAGTACTTAAAAATTAATAATTATTACCCTTATTATATAAATGATAAGGGTAAATTAAACTATTGGAATGGAAATTTACATTCAAAGACGGCTTGATAATACATTTAATATTCCTTATTCATCAGATCATGATAAATTAAAACATATTAAAGTAGATGATATTGTTTTATGTAAAATTACTAAACCTAGAAATATAGGACATCATAAAAAGTTCTTCACTTTAATTGAGTTTGTTTTTCAAAATCAAGAAGCTTATAATAATAGAGAACACTTGCGTAGGGATTTAACTATTGAAGCAGGGTTTTATGATGAACATCTTAATTTTTGGAAAGAAAAAGTAAAAGAAGCAAAAAGCATTTCTTTTGCTAAAATGGATCAAATAGAGTTTCAAAAATTCTACTCAAGATTTATTGATGCTATTAATAGAGTTTATGGTTTTGATAAACATGATATGCTTGAAAATATAGATCAGTATTACTCATAAATGACAGGTGATGGGGAATATATAATTATTGGTGTAAACTCTAAAAACAAAGAGAAAGCTATTATTGCTCTTTCTAAAGAAGGTATTGGAATTGAACTTTTTAGGGGATTAAAACTTAATATTAAGGCTTCATTTAACTCTATACTTCCTTATTATAATCCATCATTTAATGAAGATGAAAAGTTTATTTCTGATTGTTTTAAAGTTTTTAAGTATAATAATTCTGTCGAAGTATTTAACTCACTTGATTGTGAAAGAAAAACAGGAATCACAAGGTATCATTGTAATAAAATATATGATAAATATTTAAAAGAATAATAATAATGTTAGAATTTTTATTAAAATGTAAATATTACAATAAATCATTAAATGCTTTTTCAGGGTATTTTAATGTTGATATTATAGATATTGAATTTATGTATAATCACTTTCTAAACACAAAAGAGTACCTCTTAGATGATTATGTAGAATTAATACATTTATCTTGGGAGGTTGATAAAAATACTTTCTACAATAAAGAAGAATTAGATTCATTTTGTAGAAAACAATCTAAATTTAGAAAACTTAACTTTTTAGATTATGATATATTAAGCGCTTGTAGATTAAAAATAAAACAATCAAGAAATTATTTAGTAAAATATAATGAATATTTAAGTCAAAAACCAAGAAAATATGCACAAGCTTTTATATCTAAAAAAAATATAAGAGAATTTATTTTTAAACGAGACAATTATATGTGTTTATCCTGCGGTAGCTTACATAAATTAACCATAGATCATATACAATCTATTTATTCAGGAGGTTTAAATAGATTGTATAACTTACAAACGTTATGTGGTAGTTGTAATTCAAGCAAATCTACTAAATATATAGATTACAGATAATGAGTTGGATTAAAATACATAAAAAGATTTTGAAGTGGGAATGGTATGATGATATTCCTGTTAGGGTAACTTTTTTCCATTTACTTTTAAAAGCTAATTGGAAAGAAAAACAATGGAAAGGTATCACTATTAAAAGGGGGCAAGTATTAACAGGGTCTATTTCTACACCTAAAGAAATAGTTATCTCAAGACAGCAATTTAGACGTGCAATTAAAGTTTTAATTTCTAACCAAACAATAACCACAGAGCCAACCAACAGAAATACGTTGATAACCATTGTTAATTATGATGATTATCAAGTTAAAGAAAAGAAAACAACCAACAAAAAACCACCTAAACAACCAACAAATAACCAACAGATAACCACTACTAAAGAATATAAAGAATATAAAGAATATAAGAATAAAGAAGACTACATACTTGTTCTTGATAATATTCTTTTATCTGAAATTGTAATTTCAGACGTGCCTGAAAAATTAAAATTTTATTTTAAAACAGCAAAAAGCTTTCAAGAACTTTTTATAAAAAATTTGAAGGACAAAAAATCACCAACCACACATCAAGATAAGGCAAAATTTAAAAGTTATGTTGATCCAGTACGATTAATGTTTGATATAGATAAAGTTGAAAGAGAACAATTATTAAAAGTTTATAATTTTCTAAATAGCCCTAATTCTGAAAAAGGAGATTTTTCATGGAAAGTAAACATTCTTTCTACAAAAAAATTAAGAGAAAAATTTCAACAACTTTCTGCAAAAGCAAATACAAGTAATAAATCTACAAATAATTCACAAAAAACATTTTCAAAAAACAGAAACTCATGAGTGAAAGGACTAACGAATCTAAAAGAGCGGGTGAAATTATGAGCCAAAAGAGCGGAAAATTGATTGGAAAGAAAAAATACACCGCATTAAAAGCATTAGGACTTGACGATTTAACAGAAGATTCTATGTATGCGCTTGAGCTACAGTTTCCAAATTTAACCGTAACAAACGCTTTAGAAATGATAAAAGCTTACGAGGATAATTTAAGTTATTCTTCCGTATTAAATAATAAATCTGTTCAAGATTATTATAAAGAAATTAATAAACCTGAAATTCCTCAAGAAAAGAAAGAAATGACTAAAGAATGGTTATGGAATAGGTTTGTAAAAGCGTATTACAAAACAACTGGAAATAAGTTTATTGAAAATAAATATACCGTTGAAAACATCAAACCTTTAATCTTATATTTTATTGGAGATTTTGAAGGCTTCTCAAAATGTGCTAATATTTCCACATTATCAAAACCAAGCTTCAAAAAAGGATTATTAATTATTGGAGGGTATGGAAACGGCAAAACATCTATAATGGATTCATTAGAGATTGCTTTAAGAGGTACTAACGTTTCTTTTAAAGGTTATACAGCGCATGAAATTGTAGCTATGTATGATGCTATTAAAGATACTTATGATAAAGACTCTTTTAATAAAATTACAGAACAAGGAACTAGGTGTTTTGATGATGTTTTAACAGAAAAAATCGCAAGTAATTACGGTAAAGTAGATATATTCCAATTAATTTTTGAAAAAAGATATAATAATAACGCTAGAACATATATTACTATCAATTTTGATGATGATTTTCCTAATGATGTGGATAAAGCATTAGATCAACTAGGATTAAGGTATGGAGGAAGGGTTTATGATAGGATTTTTGCTATGTGGAATATTATTATTTTTAAAGGAGATAGTTTTAGAAAATAAGTAATTTTATATAAAAAATAAAAACATATAGCGTTAAATAATATATTTATACTTATATTTGAAATATGAAACATAAAGTTGACTTTGGTAGAGCGATTAAGTTCGTTAGAGAAAAAAAAGGGTTAAATCAAGAACAGCTTGGAAATAAAGTTGATTCTAATCAACCATACATATCACAAATCGAAAGAGGTGTGTTCAATCCATCTATTAAGTTTATTGAGAAAATATGCAAGGCGCTTAATATTCCTTTTGTTTTTATGGTATGGCACTCAATGACAGAGGAAAATATTTCAGAAGAAAAAAGAGAAGCGTTTAAAATGTTAAAGCCATCTATTGATAATATTTTTAATGATCTTTTAAAATAATATAATGGAAAACACACCTGAAAATAAAGCAATATTTCTACGATCTTGTATTGGAGAGTATCTTTTTGAAGAAAATATTTCAGAAATGAAAACTTGGCACATTCATTCAGTTGATATGAACGGAGTGGTTAAGGTTATCCACACTAAAGATGATATGGCGTTGGTTGCTGAAATAGACGATATTGTTGTTGCAAAAAAACCATTATCACATATTTCTGATGAAGATGCTATTGAAGTTGGTAAAATACAAGCATGGTGGCAATCAGTAAAGTATAAATCATTAAAGTGTGAAACACGAAAAGATAATTTTCTAATTAGTCATGCAAAAAATGATATACAACAGGCTTTGCTGGAATTAAAGAATAATAAAAATGATTTCACAATGATACCATCAAGTTATGATTATCTACGTTCAAAAGGCTATGCATTACCTTTTAACGGTGTATCAGTTGAAACCCTTATTGAACGGGGTTGGATAAAACTTAAAAAGTATAATAATACTAGAACAACTACTAACATAACTTGTTAATTATAGAAATAACTGAATAATTGTACTAATCATGAAAGCTATTGAATTAGAAATAGGGATGTGTATTTGGGTCAAGGAATACAAAGAATGGTTAAGTATTGAAGATGTAAATATCACACTTGGACGGACAGCTGTAACATTTGAAAATGGAGATACTTTGTTTTTTAATGAACGAAGAAGATTTGTAGAACTTTAAACAAACAATAGCATGAATGAATTACAGTAAAAAGTATTGAAAATATTTGAAGAAGAGTACGGTCATTTCACTTGTGATGATATTGCATTTAGATTTAATTTAAGAGCAATGCATGTCGGTAAAGCATTTAAAAAATTAGAAGAATTAAACCTTATTCATTGCAGAGTTAGTTGTAATGAATCTAATCCTGTCTATTGGTATATAGGCGACCGATAAATTATGACACCTAAAGAAATTAGAAAACACATAGAAGATTTTTTGTTGAATAGCAGAAATAAAATAACAATTATAAGTTCAAAAAAGCAACTGAACTATGCAATTGACGATTATATTAAAAACTTAAAACTGTAGGTTGAATGTACTACAACGGTTTTGTATATGAAAAGTAGCGTGTAAGTATTCGCATACTTTTCCGACTAAAATACCGTTATTAAATAAGCTAATCAAATTAAATTTGGCACGGAATTAGCTATTTTTTATATACGTTGTTGGCAACTGTTATTTTTTTCTTATATTTCAGATTATAAAGTTGTTGATAAAGTACAATTATATATATTTGACAAAATTTTAAAAAATGGATAAAAAACAAGCAAACGCTAAATATTCCGACGGAAGAAGGAATGTAGAATTTAATGTTTCAATTTTTTTATGGGAAGAAGATTCTATTTTTTATGTTTATTCTCCAGCTCTAGACTTAACAGGATATGGAATATCTAAAGATGAAGCTAGAGAATCTTTTGAAACTGTTTTGCACGAGTTCGTAAAATATACTCACAATAAGAAGACAATATTTCAAGAGTTAGAAAACCTTGGTTGGGCTGTTAATAAGAGAAAAAAGAGAGTTGTTTCTCCTGATTTTGAGGATATGCTTTCTGAAAATGAACATTTCAAGCATTTATATAAATCCAAAGATTTAGTGAGAGATTCGTCTAATGTTAATTTAGAACTCGCATAAATGTCAACTAAACATCTACGAAACGTAACAATCTCTCAACTAGAATCGTTTCTAGAGCTTTGTCTGTGCAAATTTATTAAAAGTAAAAAAGGTCACGCTCAATATACTAGGTCAGACTTAACTAGACCATTACCTTTTCAAAATCACATTGAACCTGTTCCAGAATTTATCGTACAAAACCTTTTAAGAGGCTTGGGTTATTCCAAAAAAGATTTTCACGCCATACTCGACCAAAAAAAAGAAGTCGTAAAGATTGGAAGTAAATATGTGATTAGAGATATAGTCAAAAAGAAAAAATAATCATTCTCGTTTCCGTTCCGTAATTGTTGCCAACGGTTAGTATATGAAATGTAGGGTAGTTGATAAGTACTCACTTTCGGTAATACACTTAGCCATATTTTTCATTTTATTTTTATCTTTTTTACTAAAATACATATTAAAAATATGGCGGACTTTGCAAATAATCACAAGCCTTTGATTTATCACTTAATGCCCTATTTTTTATATACATTGTTATGCTTTCGGCTTTTACGCATTTAACTTACCAACCATTATTTGATATAAATTCAAAAATTCATCTTCATTTCCATCATCCCAAGTTAATTTTAGTTCATCAAACGTCAAATTTGGATAATGTTTTTCTGCTACACCTTTACCTCCTAATTTTGCTCGAATAGTGGAATCTGGATGACTTTTACATAAATTCTTTGCGTGGTCGAAATCTCCATAAGCTAAAGCACTTCCAGGCACAAGTCTTTCCAATGCCGAAGGATGAATATAATTTTCTAAAAGACGTTTTTTGGTGATTAAAAAATCTATATTATCAGTCAGCCCGTAATTGATTAAAGCATTGTGATTAGGTGAAACTTGTGCTAAATTCTCTTTGTCACTATCCAACAAAATAAAATACGGTTTTCCCAATTTCGTAAATAAGTCGAGATTTACCCAATGCTTGACTTCTCCACAACCTCCAATAGGTATAATGTTGATATTTAGTTCGTCAAAAGTATGGTCAATTAGATTGTTCTGTTTATAAATATTTGCTTGATGATGCATAGCAACAACATCACTAATTCCCTCTACGAGAAACAATAATCTTGAAGTCGAGAAAAGTGGTGTGAATGTGTTATCTGGCTTTATACCTAAATCGATAGCTAAAGTTTTATAGTCAATGTCTGTTTGATTAACCGTATATATATTATCAGGATTCGAAATATGAATAATATTTTCTTTTTTAGTATTTCCAACTATTGTTGGCGAATGCGTTGAAGTAATTACTTGATAGCCATTGTTCGTAAGAGAATTGAGTTTATCAAATAGGTTTTCTTGTGCTGATGGATGTAAAAACGTTTCTGGTTCTTCGAATCCAAAAATGATTTTTTGACTCTCGGCAGTCTTGCTTGTTTCTGCCAAATATTCAAAATATGACATCATAGTGATTCTTCTAAATCCATCTCCTCTTGAACTTAATGGAATTTCACCTCCTGATGAAGTGCTTATAAAAGAAGTCTTAATTAGTTTACTCCAGTCAAAAGAAACCTTAGGTTCAACCTTTTCTGCGGATTTAACAACATCATTGATTTTATCCGTAACATTTTCTAAAACTGTTTCTAACTGCGTGCGAACAGAAGTCTCAATTAAATCGGTATCAACTTTTTCCTGTATTAGGTTAAAAGCCATATCCTTAAAGTAATTTTGTATAGTTGTATCCGTATCAGACAAAGAGGTGTCCGCTCTAAAATATTGGAAGGAAGGCAGAGCTTTTTTTATTGAATCGCCTATAGCTTTAATTTTTGTTTTTCCAGAACTAGGTATTTCAATTGATTGATAATCAAATTCTATATTGTTTACTTGATTATATTCACGAAGCTTTTCTCTTTTCTCAACATTGTTATAATCTTCTCCGTTTCCTTTCGAAGTTTCAATTCCATTAGCGTTACATTGAGCCATTAGCTGAGCCTCTGTTTTGAAAACAAAATCATTATCTCCAACATATTGCTTTCGTGTTATGTAAGTTTTTGGTTTAGATATATTTTCTCCATTTTTATTCCAAACTTTTTTCCAAACTAAAAATTCATTTTCATTGGTTAATTCCTCATTTTCAATTGTGGTCAAAATTTCTTCGCCTAATTTGTATTCTGCGTTATTACAATCAAAAAGCAATTCAATAATCAATTCAGTTTCCTCTGTTGAAACGTTGAAATCGGAAATTAGTAGTGTTTTATTATTTAAAACAGCATCTATGGCTAAAAGTATTGTTGATTTTCCAGCATCATTTTGTCCGACAATTGCATTAAACAAATCAAAGTCAATATTTGCTGTTCCGTTTATTCCTTTGAAGTTTGAAATATTAACTTTCTTTAATATCATTTGATAGGTTTAAATTGATGCACGATGTTTTTTTAGCTGAAGCATAACGTTTAGTATATGAAGCGTTGGGCATTTAAAAGCACTTCTTTTCGGTTTATCACTATCTTTATTAAAAAGCACTAACTTTGATTTAATTACTTATTG